TTTACCTAAGAACTTCAGATGTGCAGCTGTTGCACCCGCACAGGACAGCATCTTTGTAGTTGATGAGGATAATCCTGATTCACTCTATATCTATACCGCAAGGTGGTCCGGCGGACAGCTAGCACAGAACGCATTCTATAAGTATATCCTGCCCCAAACCATCATTGACGGACAGATTTCTGATACCGGTGGTAATCATGATTGGGATAGTGTTACTTATTATGATGCGGCAACGGATAAGACTACTTTACCTAAGCCAGAGATAGAGTATATCTGGTACTCTAGAAATTACTTATATCTTATTGTCATCAGGCCTGCATACAACGGTACTTTGAGACAGCGATTCTTAGAGAGAACGTCCCTTCAATTCTTAGATATCAACTCTCCTCGATTAGAGAGAATAGCAGAGATTCCTAATGCTGCTACGACATACTCAAATAATGTGACTTACTGGACGCTTCCTTATTGGGATCCCTCAGCTAGCGAAGTTATCTTGGGACCAGATTGGCCAACTCAATCCGGTCAACGATTAGCTGATACGCTTACGGTCACAAATACAAGCGATGACAGTTCAGATTGTACGGTTCTCAGTGCTTCAGGGGATTGGAGTGCTGATGGTGGTGTGGATTACACCTCTCGTTGTGGGTCTCCATATACTATGAAGCTTGAGCTTTCCCAGATTAATTACAGAGACCCGAACACTGGATTCCCTATAGAGGGAACGCTAGCTCTGAGAATGATGAACATTAAACACTTTAAATCTGGTGTATATGATGTTGAGATACAGAGAAATAAGAGAGTTAATATGGGAAGCACGGATACAGATGGTGACGGAGCCAAGGATGCTGTTACAGTCACAACACATACTCCTCTCACTATTAACAACTCCCCAGATGCATTGGGTGATTTATTAGTAGAGGAAGAAGGAGAATTCACCGCCAGAATCTTTGGCAATGCCGACACAACCATAGTGACAATCACTTCAGATTATCCATCACCCGTTTCTATCACCAGCTTAGAGTTTATTGGTAAGTTCAAACCATACAACTCCTCGATTCAATCCTAGGAGAACTCTATGTCACTACCATATAAAATATACACTACTCAAACAGGGGTTGGTCCGTTCTCCTTCTCAGGAATTGTGTTCATCACAGGAAAACCTGCCGCTGATCAGCTAAAAGTCTATAAGAATGATGTTAAGCTTATCCGTGGAGTGGGCATTGCTGATGGGGACTACACTGTACAGGAGACTGGACAGACTATTACGATGAGGGTAGCTTTAATCTCCTCAGATACTATAGAAATTAGGCGAGAGACAGACGATCTGGAAAGATCTGTGATCTTCTCTGATGGAGCTAAGTTATCCGCCTCAACTCTTAATAAATCCCTCGATCAATTATTCTTTTTAATCCAAGAGAAATCCTTTTACTCTACATCTATTGAGGAATTTCCGTCTTCTTTGATTGATATTGATGGAATTACGGGAAGAGATGTTATTATTTGGGAAGCTGCCCAGCAACAGTTTGTTCCGGGCCAGCCCGATATCAGTATTGATGAGCTCAATGACGTTAATACTTCTTCGTCATCCCCAACCAGCGACCAACTTCTCGGGTGGTCGGGGACTAGCTGGGTTCCTATGACTAATGTTTCCTTTAACTCCGCCTCGGATATTACTTTTACTGGAACGTGTGCCTTTAGTAATGCTGTTACGGTTCCTTCCGGCAGTGGAAATACCCACGCTGTGAACAGAGGACAACTAGATGCCATCATTGCATCTCATTCCGACTTATATACTCAAGGGCTCCAGAATAGAGTTACAGCTCTCGAAGAAAGCAAAATGGAAATCATCGGTAAGGGCAGATATTGGAATACTGCGGGGAACTATTATCCTAAGATTAAATCAGATACAGGTACAACCTTCCCCGTTTTTGATACCTCTGCTGGACAGGCTGATTATGAAAATTTATACAACGTATCTTTACAAACCGCGAACTATGCCCCACTAACATGTACAAGTGCGGGAGGAAACGACCAATATACTAGTAGTGTTGTGCTTCTCCCCTCATGGATTAAGTGGGATGTCTTTACTTGGGATTTTGTTTTTGAGGATACCTTAATAATAGATGATGACTCTCGTAGCAATGTTGGTTCGAATCAGTATCATGTTATTTTATCTATGGATGGGAAGGGCGATAGCTTTTCTAGCGGAGTAGGGGTAAATAGAGGTGGGTCTCTGAAATATATACAGAACATCAATGAGGAATTAAACTTTGGAACCGCTGCCCCGCTCACCTCATTCCAACCAACGCACATGGATGCTGAATTTAATTGGCCTTTCTATACAAACTTACACGCCTATTCGGGAGGAACCCGTACAGGGCAAGAGACTCAGACGATTACGCACCCCCTCAGTGGCGGCGGTTCTGAGACGTTCCACTTCCCCTTTGAATCTCTCGGGGAATCCCGTTATTTCTCCTCACATAATAACCATTTAAACTGGAAGGATCAGACCAGTTATGTTTGGCAAGATGCTTATGACCGCAAAAGCAGCATGGGAGTAGTAACAGAACCTATGGCATTGGGTCCAATGGTTTGTAACAAAGAACAAACTGGGTTTAGTGTTATGTATGCCCTAAATAGACCTGTGGTGTGGTCGGCAACGCAGACCAGCTCGCCCGTGTTTATGACCCCACATTTCTTTCTGTATGAACATCCCTCTAATCAAGGAGATAATGATCCGACTAACTTTAAATATTCTGGTCATCCCTTACTTAAAGATTTTAATTTTAGATTTACAATTATACAATAGGAGGCCTCGATGTCTACTGTAAAGCTTACGTTTGCCGCTAATCCCGGCCTTGGTTGGGTAAGCGGAGACCCCACCCCCGACCACTCATATGCATCAGTACAGTTATTAGACAAGAGACCGCATAACGAACAGCTCAAGGCATACTATACTTGTGATGAGGGAAGAGATATCCCTCTTACCGTAAACTTTAATGAGATTAATAAGACAGTAAATGTTTCAGAGATTCAAGCAGCCTTGCCTTGTAATGGAAACTATAATCCTAAGGTACATGATATCTTATTTTATCGAGTAACTCCTAGCGATTACAGCTATATTACATTCACTGATGGGGCTAAGCTTACAGCAGCTACCCTTAATCTAGATAATGATCAGCTACTTCACTTGATTCAAGAGCTTCTCAATAGGTTTGAGGAAACCAATCCATATTGGCAGGTGCTCCCTGAGTTTACTTGTGTACTAACCGCATCTATTCAGTGCGACTTAGATGATGTTAGAGCTCGTATGCTTGTGGAAGAGGCTAACATAGATGATCTACAGACTTTAGTCTTTGGTTGGCCTACTGACGATGCTTTAGGTAATTCATTAGGCAATCATAAGTGGAGCTATCCAATCAGCTGGGATGAGAGTCAGCCTTGGGCTTCTTCGGCGGGATATCTTTCAGGCGATCCTACTTTACCTCAGCCACCTAATAGTAATGATCCTTACGTTATCAGCGATTTGTATGAACACTCTGCCATGCTAACAAACTCTGTCAAAGGTTTGAGGAATGATATTAACTTTATGTTAGGTCAGCAGCCTTCATTAAATGGGGCATATGTGACTGACGTAGGCGTAGTGTCTCCGTGCGATTCCGAAGGGAATGCAGGTACTCCAGAAAGCGGGTGCTCTTATACCAAACTTTCGTTTACCTTATCAACTGATGCAATTCATGAGGTTATTTATAGCAATCCCCCCTATATTACAGGCATATCTGGTAACGATATTAGCCATCAGTTCAGCCTTACTTTCACATACTGTGATGGGTCTACTAGTTTGGTTGGGCCATTCAGTAAATATCAGGGTCCGCAAGGAATCGATGGTATTCAAGGAGAAGAAGGAGAAAGAGGGAACGGATTCTACATATGGAGGAAAGGTCCATTAAGTGCTTTAGGTGATGTAATTCCTGTTCCGGATGACCTTGAAGATAGCTTTAATAACCTTTGTTATGCTGTAACTAGCGATGCTACAGGAACTACCAATGCTCACAAAGGAGAAGTAGGACACCTGTTTGAGCAACTCAGCCCCACCTTCGGCGGTCCCGGAGGAGGAACCGGAAGCGGAAACTACACGGGATATTTACTTCGTCTTGAAAGAAGAGAGCCTGCCGGAGAAAAGGAGTGGTATTGTACAAACATGCAGTTCCCTCTTGGAGCTGATTCAAGCAGTGCTCCTTTAAAATACTACTGGGACGATACGGTTTCTACAAACGATCCTGTTGAAAATTCCGGACAATTCTTTGTCGATACTCCTTCTAATATGGGTACTGTAACCCAAATTAAGATTCCATATGTAGATGCCACGGGAACAAATGTTGAGGCTCTTCTCGAACATCTTCTTTCTGGAGACCAAGCGGATCCAGATATTGGTATTGCTACATTGATTCTCAGCAGAGAAACTTCTCCGGGACAATGTGCCACCTTTAGGGTCGAGCACTTGAGAGAGACGTATACAGAAGAGGGTGGCGGGCTTGTGATGGATGTTGTAAACCTAACTCACAGCGATGACACACCTTTTGTTCTTTACCCCTCGGGAATACAGACAAACGACTACGATAGAATATCCTTTGATTTCTCAAAGCATGGACAAATTCCGGCAATACCAGCTATGTTTACTGTTCCATTGCTAAGGAATGAAACAACCTCTACTGGAACTAATTCGTTCCATAGTTTGATAAAGATACCTGAAGGCTGGACATCTATCGAAGTTAAGAACATGAGTGTTACGTTTTCCGTAGAAATCAACGGGTCAACTACGTCTACTCCCACATTTAGGGGTGACTTAGTTCGAGTAGGTCCACAAGAAATCCGATCATACCCCTGCAATGATTCCGGTACTGATTGGTATAATAACTACACCTTATTAGAAAGGGTGCAGTCAATAACTGATTGCCCTCCGTTGAATATAGATGATAGATATACCTTTGATGACTTGGGAACTGGAACTTCTGTATCTTTGCCGGGCAATGCTAATGGATATATGTTTATGAGAATTGTTATATTTTCGCAAATCCTCCTTGGAGGAATAGATGCTACGTTAAACGTACAAGTAGAGGGGAAAGTTACATGAGTGTGAAAAAAGCAGGGTTATTATCTACTACAGGAGTTTTAGGAGGCTGTCAAATGTTTCCTACTGCTCCTTCTACTACCCATAGCGTAGTTAATTCTATTTCAGATGTTGAAAGAATCACCGCTATTGAGAATCTTACGATTCTTAGTGGCATCGGAGGCTTATGTCTCTTAAGTGGTATGATATTATTAACCATATCACGGGGAATACTGGGCTGGCGGCCAATCATTGGTGGGGTCAGCCTGATAATCCTAAATTATGTTATCAGTCAGTATGCTTCGTGGATTTTTCTTCCGCTCATTGGAGCTACTGGAGCAATAAGCCTCGTGTGGGGCTATAAAAACATTAGGAAAATTCTAGAAATTCGCAAGGAGAAGAAAAATGGAAATCTTAAGTAGTGCCTTAGGCACAGTATTCTTTACTATCGTAGTGTTCACAGCCGGAGCCTTGATTGGCCGGTCATTATTCAGTTGGGTAGCTAAGAAACTGCCGTGGACTAAATGATGGAGGGGACAATCGTGCTGGAACTTATCGTAGGGGGCGGTATCGTAGCAATGCTGTGGAAAATGTCCCATCAACTCGGGTGTTTAACTTCGGAAATGAAACGAACGAACAATCTTCTTTCAGACCATGAATTAAGAATAAGGAAATTGGAGAAACATTGATGAATAAGAAACATATGGAAAGACTTGGTGAAGTACTGGTTGATTGTACTATCTCTGCTTTAGAAAATAACCCCAGTCCGGGGTGGGCGGGAATTGCTAGAGGACTTCTAACTGACTACAGAGATATGGAAGGTGTTCTTCCTGAAGAGAGCTTGAATCAAATCAAAGAAAAGTTATCAGAAGATGCACCTTTTAAATTTGGATCGTAGGAGGACATAATGGCAGGAACTGACTTATCAGGCAAGGGACCAAACTTCCCCATCACTGCGTTAGATGATGGAGCACTCTTTGAGTGGATGTGGTGGAGATGGAAGTGGGTTGAGGATACTACCACACCCGCACCTCATAAAGGGGATTGGATTGTAGATACAATATTAGACAGCCCTTCTGAGGACACTCCCGGATTAGTGTACTATACTCCTACCACTGAGGAACCAGTGCCTCACTCATCCATGGCGTTGAATGAGTGGTGGTGGATTCCTCATGTAACCTCCTCAGAAACCGGCGAGATTACAACTCATGGTAAGTTATATGTAAGAGATAGATCCAACCTAGATGGCTTGGAAAGAAGCAGCCTCACTGGCGAGATTACCGGCACTAATGCTCAAGTAACCGGATACGGAACACAGAATAATGTCCAATGGACTCAAGTCCAAACAAACAAAAATAGCGATCCTTCTCTTAGAGGATTAAGAGGCAAAACTATATGGGCTGACTATGGTCCTCCAGAACAAGACCTTCTTATCGATGGCAACAGACCAAACGTCCCTCCAGCCGATGTTGGTCCATTAGGAGCAGGAGATGTAGGACATGGCTGGCCCTACGAGGGAGATGTAGATGATCTCTTAGGGGATATGTACCTAGACTTAGCGGGATTAAAAATATACGGACCTAAACAGATCAATCCTTCCAATCAGCTTCCTTATTGGGGGAATGGAATATCTTTACTAGGAGATATATGGGCTACATGGAGAGGAGAATGGAGTTGTCAGTATGAACATGATTATCAACAAGCTCCTCATGATGTAGTATCGCATCAGCAATACAATAAGAATATTATCGAAACATGGATATGTAAGGAAACACATACTCCGTCATGTGATGCCGCAATTATTGCACAGACTATTCTAACTACTACTGCAACAGAAGCAGGAGACATCGGTCATCCTCCTGCTGTACAAAATGGAAATTACTTATACTTCAGGCATGATCACTCTCCAACATCGTCTAACCATTACTACCTCCAACTTGTTCCTCATAAGTGGATGGGCGATGGAGGAGCTATTGGAACATACGACACAGTGTCTCCGCCCACTACTTCAGAAACTATTGATGAAAGTGTAACCTATGATGAAACCGACTCTTCACACACATTAGTACAAATAAAAGTAGGTGGAGAAGAGCACTCTATGTTTAGATTCCGGACTCCCGGCACTACGACTTGGATATATGAGACTGGCACTTCTTGGTTTTCTACTGAATATGTTGGTGGTGGGCAGGATAATGGAAATAGTGATTTAAACGCGGCATATACTTATGCCGCTTCGATGCCTAATTGTTGGGTTGCCAATAGTGGTTCGGCCGGATTTGTGGGGAATTGGTCTGACGGTTCGACAGTCAATCAAATTATGTCGTTCACTGTCTCCAATGCTTTGTATCACGCATCTAAAAAATTAAATACTAATTATACAGAAGGTGCTAATACTTGGGGACTTAACTTCTGGTTTAATCCTTCTATTGGTCTTAACGTTAACGGACAGCTTACTTTAATTAACGAAGGAATAAGCGATGGTACTGTAGGATACCCTCAATTTTATATGAGTGTCGCAGACTTCAGGTATCACAGAGGAGACTGTAGTGGGGATAATGAAAGTTTGCCGGATGATTGCGATCCCGCTGCCCCCCAATCTAATATTTGGTCGGTTCAAAGAGATTTTATGTGCCTCGGGAGCGGAAGTCTTTATGTCTATGACCTTACAAAAACTTTGGGGACTGATTCACTAGTTGATACCTCTCCATTCGACGGTTCTCAGTATTGGGATAGGATGTTAGGAGCACTGAATCACGGAGACATTTCGGTTGTAGGCGGATTACAGTACTTTACTGCCAAACAATCAGGAGTAGAGTTTAGATTTGGTGGGTTCCATCCACAAGATTGGCAGCCAAGAGGACAGATAACTTTCTCGGAGGTTTACTGGAGAGATTACAAAACTTTTGATCAGATTCCTATGGATCAAAAAAGATTTGACTATGGTAGTTATCTTTCAATGGGAGAAACAACTACGGCTGATATCGATAGTGGGGAAGATATCGCAGTAAATTATCCATCGATGAATGTTCTTGACGATAATTACTCTCGTTACTACAGAGAGTGGGGCTTTACAGGAGCCAGTGATAATGCCAGATGGATCAGGACGGTTGGAAGAAACTATAATAAGAGTGCTAAAGCTACTGGCACTGTTAATGATTGGACAGATCACGGCGATACATATGAAGTGAATGATGGTAGTGGCAGTACCGTACAGCATCCTCTACCAAATCACTGGTTATGTTTAAAGCCCGGTAATACCTATAAGATTACTATAGGTGCTTGGGTAAAGCCACAATATTTTCCTGTGATATCTAAAGAAGCTAGTTCAAACATAGCACCAGTTACTTGGAGAATGCCCACCTCAGGTGGAACCTCCATTAGTCCTCTTGCTGATTTCCAAAATGGATGGTATGAGCTTATGCTTTATACCTTCCCCTCAGCCTTTCCTAACGATGCTTCAAGTAACCCAGTTACACAGGCTGCCTATGGTGCTGATCAACCTCACTTGGTTGAGGAAGCTTTTAGAAATACACCATTACAAAATCCAGTAGCCGGAGGCATCGCTAATGCTGGATGGTGGGTTCCTTTCAATACCCATATCCACGGAATTGGAAGCCCTAAGGATATTCAAATGATTGATGGAGACCTAGTTAGTAGTCTTATTGATCCTAAGTTCTGTCTATCATATATGCACTGTACTTTCGATGCTTCTGATTTTGTTGAGCATGACGCTCAAATTCCTATTACTTCTTTGACTATAGCAGATAATGAAGACGCTCTCAATAGATACAGGGGATCAGAAAAACCAACGTGGGATACAACCCTTCAAGACTGGGCTGTAGGAACTGATTGGAAAACATATAATATTAGAAACAACAGCAAATTCATACAAGATTCTTTCCTATACACGCCCACAGAAGAGTGGCTGAGCGAAGGATCAATCCCCGGAAGTTCTTGGATTGCTCTCTATTATGACGCATCGTGGTGGGGCAACGGAGTCTACTCCGCAACAGAGATATTTAACCAAGCCTACCAAGGAGAACATACCGAAGACATTGGCAGAGGAACTATGGCTTTCTATCCCGATGAAGCTGATGGCTGGTACGAATCAAACCCAGATAAAGATGAGGCTTTTTATGGGGACAGTCCACCAGTATCTTCCTTACATCGTAAGGGAGGATTCTTAAGGATTGAATTGGTGAACGATGTTAACTAACAAACAAGGAGGTATTATGTATGATCACATTCCTGCTGAGGTTGTCGAAGACTTTAGGAACCATTTGTACTTTGCGTTTAAATACATGGGACTCGGTGAGCCAACGGCAGCCCAGTACGCTATGGCGGATGCACTACAAGAAGGTCCCAAAGATATGCAACTACAAGCGGGTCGTGGATTTGGAAAGTCTGTTATTACGTCTTGTCTCGCATCGTGGTACTTGCTAAAGAATCCTGATACAACTGTTATGGTTATCTCAGCTACTGCCAATAAGGCAGTCGAGTTTATTTCTATGACTAGGAAGATACTTACGTTAGTCCCTTATTGTCATCATATGGTTCCCGGAGACCACACTACGGATAATGCCTTCGGGTTTAATCTGGAGTGTCGTACTCAGGTTGGGCAGGATTTATCTTGCTACGCTAGAGGAATCACATCTCAGATTACGGGCTCACATGCTGAGTTTCTAATCTTTGACGATGTGGAGATCGAGGGAAACTGTGAGACTCAGACTGTCAGGGATAAGCTTATGCATAAATGCCTTGAGGCAGAGCAGATTAGAAACAAGGGCGGCAGGGTTCTCTTCCTAGGGACCCCTCAGATTCAAGATTCTATTTACAATCAGCTCTCTTCTGGGTATCCTATTACTAAGTTCCCTGCTATTATGCCAGATAAAAGCATTCCTTCTGAATGTGATAATATCAATGACTGGGTATGGGGACTAGGGATTGAGCCCGGTGACGCTACTCAGCCTGAGCGGTTCGACTTAGATACTCTTATGGAGAGGAAGGCCAAGGTTGGTCCTACCCTCTTCAGGCTCCACTATCAGCTCGATACGTCAGCTGCCGATGAGGCCCTGTATCCGCTCCGTCTGGGCGATCTAATCGTTTTGGACGTTGACCCCCAAGTGTGTCCTGAAAAGGTCGTGTGGGCCAGCTCCGTGCCTCTGAAGGGGTGTCCTTCATTCGGCATGCATGGGGACCTCCTCTATGAGCCTATGTGGGTCTCTAAGGAGTACGTAGAATACCAGCAAACAGCCATGTTTGTGGATCCATCGGGACGAGGTAAGGATGAAACTGCCATATGTATCGCCTCGATATGTAATGGGTATGTCTGGATACATGAGCTTGAGGGATTAGATGGTGGATATGATGAGGCTACTCTTATGAGGATTGCCAAGTTAGTTAATCAATATAATCTAAAACTAATCATGGTGGAGGCTAACTATGGTGACGGAATGTTTAATCAGCTTCTTCGTCCTGTTATTGCTGAACGATGTGGGCAGGTTGCCATCGAAGAATATAAGGTGGGTGGACAAAAGGAACTAAGGATGCTCGAATCTTTAGAACCTGCCTTGGCTTCTCATCGAGTTGTCTTTGATAAGGCTGCCATCAGGCAAGAAGAAACCCAGAAGCAGATCACCCGACTCACAGGTAGGCGGGGGTGTCTTAGGCACGACGATAGAGTAGATGTATTGTCTGCTGCTGTGTCCTTCTGGAAAGATAACCTAAGTGTTGACATTGATAATGTCATTGAAAAGAATAAAGAAAAGCAAAGAGAAAATACAGTCGCTCGGTGGGCAAAAGATTTCAGAGCTGGGGATGCCTTAGGGCATGGAGCCTATAATGAAACAGGTCCCTCGAATCTAGATCAATTTAATCAACCACAATCTAATAAGTGGCTGACGAGAAAACAGAGGAGAAATAAATGGGTTACGTAATTGCGGGTCTAGCTATTGCTGGAGCAGCCACTAGCTATATGGCTAGTCAAGAACAAACTGGTAATGCAAATAATCAAGCACATGCTAATTATTTAAACCAAGAGCACCAAGCTCGTCTTAAGGTTCAACAGCAGAACGATCAACAGATTCAAAACATGCGTCAGCAGACCCTACAGAATCTGTATATTGGAAAAGCTGCAACATCTACGAAGATTAGAAACAAGCGAAGCCTTAACCGAGTAGCAGCCCAGCAATTCACAGCTATGAATCAATCTAATGAATCTGCATACGACTTATTAAACTCCTCTATCGGAGCTAAGGGGATTTCTGGGACATCAGGAACTGCATTAGCAATGAAGAGACAGGCCTTTAGGAATTGGGCGAGATCTGCCGAATCATTAAAGTACAATACAAACGAACAGTTCCAAGCTCTTGATGACCAGTACCAAGGCTCTTTAGCAAGAATGGGAAAGAACGAATACCTACTCAATTCATACATCGGCGGTCAAGCACCTCAACCCATCAATGGGGGATGGTCAGCTATTGCAGCTGGAGTCTCTGGTGGAACCAGTGGAGCTATGGCCGGATCACAACTTACAAGTTAATAGGAGATATAGATGCCAGCACCTGATACAGGACAACGAAGACGGAGTTCAGCAGAGATAAATATTCAGGGTCAAAATGTTCTAGAGGAAGTAGCCCGAGGGCAAGTAACTCCCGAGACAGCTGGACAGAGTTCCGGCGGAATTATGTATCAAGGACAGGCATTCCAAGCTAAGAGATCCGACACATGGCAAGGCATTAACTCCTTATTTAATGCGGGAACCAAAGCTGCCGTTGCCTATAAAGAAATAGGTGATGAGTTTGATAGAAGAGAGAAGCAAGAAATCCTCGATGATATTGAAAAGATGAAGTCTCAGGATAAAACAGACCAAGATATTGCTTCGGAAATTAATGCTAAGTATGGGAAAGAAAGAAAAGACTTTGAGAATGATCCCGATGTTTGGGGGATTAGGGATGGCAATAAAGAATGGTTTACAGGATTATCTAATAAATTAGGAAGTCTAAGCGATACTGATAAATTCCGAGAGAATAAGCTAGAGTTTGAAACCCTTGGTCCAGATATGTCCATAGATGACAAACAGCAGTGGTTAGCTAAAAAGAGAAGATGGGTTCCAGAACGATCTCAGTATATGTATGATGGTATAGAGAGCGGACTCGCTCAAGTTAAGAATGATGCTAATGTTAATTTACGGAAGACTGCCGTTGTTAGGGACATATACGGATCACTAATGGATGGCTTCTTTAACGGCACTTATGAAGAGCAAGGAGAGTGGCTAGATAAAGTTAGTGAGTATCCGGAGGTAGATGAAGCAACCGGAGAAATAGTTCCCGGTACTGGAGGTCCTTTCCCCGGCTTAAGGAATAGCATCCTCAATGACCCCTCGTTTAATGCGGATGTTTACTTTGCAGAGCACTTGACAAAGCAGGTACATGCAGCATCTGAAGGTATGTCTATTGATGAAATTGAATCTACGGGAACTGGAGCAGTTAATATTGAACGTCTTCAGCCCCAAATTGATCAGATAACTCAATGGAGTACTGCGGCATCGCATTCATACAGAGATAAGGTAATGGCTGAGAAATCAGCTACTGCATTAAAGACAACTATGAATGTAGCTAAGACAGCTAAACTTCCTATGGTTTATGAAGGTGAAGTAGTAGACATGCTTGGTGCATCGCTTGGAGACATCCAAGGAACTTCTCAAGAAATCACACCCGCAGTTATGGAACTCTTAACTACATCTATCAGTACAAATTTAGATGGAGCTACTGAAGTAGAGTGGGCTCAGATGGCTCGATGGTTCCCTATTACTGAAATAAATGAGGATGGGAAAGAGGTAACGATTTCTCCTGATTGGAAGAATCCCACACATAGAGCTTATATGGCGAGTCAGCTTGTCGTTCAGCAAGTAAGCCTATTAAAGAATAATGTCAATGTAATAAATCCTGAACTCTCCCCCGAAGCCGATAATCTTAGAAGAAAGAACTCTGGTCTTGATAGGGCTGGTTTTGTTTGGGATGATGATTTAAAGATTGAATTAAAAGATAAGGATGGGAAGGTAACTGATTCAACTACCGGAGGATGGGTCATCCCAGAAGATGGACTCTTATCCTCCTCTATTCAATTAGCTCAGAAGCAAGCAGAAGATGCACAACGTGAGGATGCGATGGGAGATCTCATTGAAGAAATAACACATCTTGCTAACATGGGCGAGCCAGAGCAAGCGAAGAATCGTATTGATAGAGCCTTAGGAGTCATAGATGTTCAGATAGATCGTGGCACTAGGGTAGATGGATCAAAGAAGGGACCGGGCCACCTTGGTGATCTAGAGATGACGGATGGTTCTGGAAGAACAATGACAGAGTTTTCTATAGGAGTAGGGGCTTCTGATTTAGGTATGCAGGGTACGGAAGAAGTATTGATTCCTTCAATAGTACCTACTCTAACTAAAGCAGAAATAGATCACTTAAGAGGTGGTGGGGATGTTACTCCCGATATTCAGAAAAAGGCGGTAGAGTACGCCAAGGAAAGAATTCAAAACGGGCAGAGCCCATTTAAAGAAGCAGTAGCTTCTCCCTTAGAGGTTAATCCTACCATCCAAGAGGAATATCAAAGAAGTATCAGGGCTCTTCGGGAAGCTAGAAGAGAAGGACAATCAGACTCAGCCCTACAAGCGGCTATAGATAGAGTAAGCACCGCTGCGGCTTCCGCTGATCTTAGCAGCGAGGATGCTATCCAAGCTTTAATACAGAAACAGAGATTGGCTTTAGCAACAGAGGTTAGGGGTAAGTTCGATGCTGCCGTTACACCCGGAGATAAAGCTTTAGTCCAAGAATGGGGGAAAAGAGCATATACAGAGATTGAGCCAACAGTTCGCTTACTAGCTGGAATGGGTAAACAAGGAGTGACTACTGCAAGTAAGACAGCAACAGCAATGGCTGCTGCCTCTGATAAGCTTGATAAGGGTTCAGTCACAGCAAGAGGCGAACTTGTACAGCCGTCTAATGCTGATGTAGCTAATGTGGTCGCAGGAGGTCCCCTTGGATGGAATGCCAATACTAAAGGAATAGAGAGCCTTAGCTCATACTATGGAAGAGGGAATGAAGGGATCGCACAGGCTGGTGCTTTCTATGATCGTGCAATATCACAAGGTAGTTGGTATATGGACGATGGGTCCGGAGGACGCAGACAAGTAACTATGGATGATGTCATCACTCTAGATCCTCAGACCGGTGAGTTAATTGGCGGTATTATGTTTGACGATATGCAAAATTGGCACAAGCGATATGACATGCATCCCGGAGAACACTATAATGGATACTCCCAAGCCGTTAGAGACACGCTCCTTGTGGACTGGAAAGCAAATCCCGCATCTCTCCACGCAGGAGATGCATGGATAGCTACTCCTAAGAATGCAGAGAATCTTTGGAGTCTTACTCCAGAACATGCGGCAGCAAAAGTAAACTTCTTAATGGATGGATTAGTTTCAGAAGGTCAAACACACCAACCAAACTGGAGCAGCGATCATCAATCAAACCTAGTTGGAGCGATTACTGATATGCGTAATCAATCCATAGATGTCGTTGAAAGCATCATAGAAGATGGGATCCAGCCAGATGAAATAAGTCGGCTTAGACCTGCTCTTGCTGTATTACATGCTATGGATGCGAGAAGTACTGAAGAGGGATACCAACACGCTATGACAGTTCTCTCCAATAGTCTGAAAACTAAAGCAACAACTTCATGGACAGCCCACTTCCTGCATGAATATAAAGGTCACTGGGGACCTGTAATGCATGCCGCTATGGCTGAAACTAATCCAGCTGACGCAGTTAATAGAATCACTTCAGCTAGTGCCGGTCTCTTATCCGCACTGATAGTAGTAAATGGAGAAAATAAAGAGGGGAATAAATCAGTAGGGAGAGGGAAACATCTCACTGGACAATTACCTACAGCCAGCAGACACGCAGCATCATACATTGCCCAAGGTTTATTTGGGCCAGACTTCATTGATGAGCATTCGAGTTATTGGACTGATGCAAGTTATTCGGACGATGATTATCATGTTAGCAGTCCGGGCAGGATCTTAGCTATGACTCTAGCACAGATTTCTCCATTAGCTAGTGAGCATTTACAGCAGGATCTAGAATACAACCATCATACTAAGGTAGAGATGATATGGGATGGTTCTGAAAACGACAATCAAGGCGGATGGGTACAACAAAGAGGAACTGGACAGTATACAGTATTGAATGATGCCGTGCTTAAGCGGATTATGCTGGCCGACACTAGCTTCGAATCTCCATTTGCTGATAAGAACGGAAGCAGAGGAGGCAACTTGGTTCCTCGGCTAGAAGAATCAGGCTGGAGCGTGAAGGATATGTGGGAGTATTATGCTGCCCAAAAATTAAGTACCGGTCACAGTACGGAACAACTATCAGAAAGAATCCGATTATCAAATCTCGTAAACTCTGGATCAGATAGAGCCTCCTCTCATTATTATATTGACCCGAGCAGTCCTTCTACCGGACTAAGTAGAATTATGAACTCTGCTGAGAACCCAGCAGGACACGCACAGATGCCCCATTCCGCTATGTCGAGATGGCACGAAAGCATGGACATTGGAGGAAAGGGCTCCGGAAGATGGACTGATAATAAGGGAACATGGAATCCTAATAGTAGGCCCTCAGAGTTTATTAATGAAATGGGGCCCAATCTCACCACAACTGATTCCTCTCTTCTGGGGGATGCTTCTGTTCCCGGGCCTAAAGATGCTCCTCCTATGACGAGGATCGGATACACTAATAATTGGAATGCTTCGATAGACTACTTCAATGGTTTAGAAGACACTAGAGGAAGAGATGATATCACAACAATAGATAGAATTACTACAGTAGGACAAGGAAGTAAAAAGATATCTCTTTACAACCATCTGTCTCCCGAAGAACAGGGATGGCTTGATAAGGTTACAGATACAGGTGCTCATTGGCTGCTTCAAGAACGACCTCCTTGGTTACCAGACGATAAAGACTGGATTCCGGGACAGAGACCTTTCGTCAGTCCTAATGGATCAGTTAAGTTCGGCAACGCAAGTATGCCTTACGTTTATGGAGTAACCGTAGCAGGAAGTGTATTTGTTCCACAAACTTCCTCAGGAATGGGTCCAATGAAATCAAGCTACTCACTATCAAATCCATCTCAACTAGAAAGAATGTTCTTACCTTCTATGAGCGATGTCATTGGGGCGGATGACCCCGCAACTCAGAATAAAGAAGGCGATACATTAAGAGCCCAGTTTAGAATAACAGCTAGAGCTTACTCAGAAGCTGTCTATCAAATAAACAGAGACTCGGGAACCAATATTGTAGGGTATCCTACGGGTTCCCAAGCAGAGATGGCTCTTGAAATGATGGAAAATGTTATTATCGAAAGAAACGCAACGTTTATGGCGGAGATTGGGTATGAGCCTAGTAGATCGCGGATATATAATGCATCAGGCAATCCTATAGGTCCCGATCCAAAGATAATGACAACGGCCCAAACAGATGCAGTTCGAGAGAAAGCACTTTCGTATTTCAAGTTACCACAATTTAGTGACCAAGGTGAAGATGGAACACTGACCTCCTTAGCTGTATGGTCAGGGTTTAATCACTTCTTAGTAGACAATAGCTTTGGAGGACACCGAGAACTAAACAAGTGGCATAAAGAAAGAATCAATGGGGATCCTACGAGATTCCAATACATCGATATGAATGTAGACTTCTCAACTCTAGATATTGACCGTGGCTTTATCAATGACGAGGCACAGCCTACGCTACAAATAAGAATAGGACCCGGAACAGTAAAACTACCCATAACAAGCAGAGACATTGGACCAGAGCAGTGGGGGGTTCCAAGTACCGGAGGAGAAACTAAGTATTTATTCCATGTCCAAGAGCTGGATAGAGCATATGCTCAAAGCCAGCAGCCCCAACCTATACCCCTTTCACCAGTCCCAACACCATAAGCAGGAGATTAACCTTTGGCCAGAAACCCCTTTTTACATTTAAATGAAGATGATCAAAATCTCGTCCAGCAGTATCAACAGAGAGATTCTTGGATGAGAGAAGCCGAATTTAAAAGAGATTACTCTAGAGAAGAGTACCTAAAAACTCCTGAGACAGACGCTGAAGTTGAACCCTTTATGGATGATTCGGCTTTGTTTCAACATGAAATTGCAAAAGCTAGACGAGAGTATCTTTCTTCTTTAGATGTTGTCGGAGATCAGGGCGTATCGCTTGGGCATTGGGAAAAGTTTGCAAGTCCTTTCATGGACATAGATACAGGGGAAATGCAGTTTGGTATTCAAACTCAGAATGAGGCTTCTTGGGAATTAACTAGGATGGGTCACTCAACTGGGTTCGCTAACCTAAACGCAGGCAACCTGTATATTAGAGGACGGATGGTTGAGTCTCCTGAAATTAGAGAGCAATTAGGTGGGATCTTTGTTACAGAAATGCAAGAACCAGAGGCTATCGCAGCAACAAATCATTATACTGCGGCTAAGTATAACATCAATGATTTAGTAGAGATGGTTCCTGGACTTGGAGATGAAGGGGTTAAGGCTCCTATTGGCAGTAACTGGGGCATTGGTCGAGGTACGGTAGAAGATTGGGCAGAGGCTCAGCCTTCTCTGTTACTGGATGAAGAAGGAAATCTTGTTCCTGATGAGGACGTAGGAGAAGCACTTCTTAAACACATGGAAGAAAATGCTCCCGAGGTATATGTAGAGTTGGCAGTATCTGGATTTGATTTTGATAGGCTGAGAGAAGTAAAGAATACTCATCAGTTTATGTTACAGACAATGGACCACTTCCAGAACGTAGCAATGATGCAGTCCTTAGCTTATCACAAAGAAGTAGATGAGGATAGTTTCTGGGTTACGGCTTGGAGTTTCGTAAGGGATTCCTTCATCGATGATCCAGATTCCTCAACAGAGATGGCGATTGGCGTTGGTCTCTCATTTACCGGCATAGCACCAGCTCTTGTCATTGCAAATAAACTTCGCAAGGGTGCAATGGCCTATAAGAAATATAAGAAGCTGGTGAAACTAGCAGAAAAAACTTCCGAAGGACTTATTTTACTGAAGAAAGCACAAACATTTCTACCGTCTCAGCTTCCCGGAACCGTGATGCATAAGATTCTTCCGTCTGTTACTGCGAAGTGGGCTAACCTAACGTGGAAAGGTAGAGCCGGAAAGATTGGTGCGTATTTAGCGGCAAACGGAACTGAAGGATTTATCTCTGGTACTGGCGTAAGTGTCTTAGATCAGTGGCACAATATGGAACACTATGATCATGAATTCAGTTACGGGGAAATGTGGATGGAAGGTGGCTTAGAGGCTCTTATCTCTCCCGGTGCAAACTTTGCGATGACTAATCTATTTAAGGGCTCCAATGCAGTTGCGGGGTGGACTGGAGAAGTTGCATTAAATTCTATGTTTGATCCAGCTTCCGCAGGAAAGCTAGGAGATTCTTTGAAGTTAGCCTCTAGGCTGAACTCCGCTCAAAACTCAACTCAATTATCAATGATGGTTGACTTTGCTGTTATTGAGGGAGAGCTAAAGGTTGCCTTAGAATCAGAATTAGGAATGGAGCTTAGTTGGGAACAACTCAACAACAGTCCCCACTTCCAAAGAATTTCATCGGAATTTATGATGTCAGCTGAAGCATTAGCCGAAGTGAATCCAGACTTAACTACTTCTAAGCTAGTGGCTGATTGGCGGGCTGGTAGAGAAACTCAGAGAGCAGAGATGCTTAAGACTGACCCAGATGCAACAATGCCTGAGTTAACTATGGAAACCGCAATGGTTCAGCTATCCACCATAGCTCATAACAGGATGTTGGATGCTGGAATAGCTACAGAAACATCTGCTGAATTTCAAGCAAGGATGGGGCAAACCCACATGCAAGTAATGCTAGACAGACTTCATGCGGAAGATGTGGAATCCGGAGAGTTCGAAGGAACTATTGAAGAGTATTATGATTGGGTGACTGACACAAACAACCCCGAAAGACTTCTTAAACTAATTCCTACAGAACTCAAGTCACAAGTTGAAGCTAGATGGGACTCACTAGAACCAGACCAGCAAACCCCCGACAACCTTAGAGCGGCAGTCAACGAATCTCTCAACGAAGTATTTGAGAGTCAGATAATTAAAGAGTCTACTCTTCGAACTTTACAAGAAGAATCCTTAGGGACGATAGTAGAAGCGGTTGACGCAGCGATTCAAAAAGCAGCAATCGACTTTGACTTTAAGGGTGCTCGTCAAGCGGTTATTAGAGCAAAGGACGGAAGTGGAACAGTCACAGTACAGAATCCTAACTGGAAAGGCCGAGATGTCACAGACGTTATTACGGAACAAGAAGAAGCCATTGAAAATGCAGAACCGGAAACAGAAGGACTAAAGGCGAGAGAGCTTGCTGTAGAAGCACTTAAAGCGGCTAATGAAAAAGCTCAGACTAGGACAGACAAAGAACAACTTGAGTCGGATGCGGATGCAATGTTTGGAGATGGCACAGCAGACAAAGCTAGCTTATCTGAGACAGAGGGAATTGCTCAGGCTAAAGAGAATCTCATTGAACAAAGCTTAGAAGAAGGAGCTCCTTCAGAGTTGGGAGAGGCTATTGACATCCTCGATGGAATGGAGAGTGACTTAGAAGGCACAAGCGATACTAGCGAAGTTATTATAGAAGAATCAGATTTAGTTGAGCAGCTTGAAGAAGGTGCGAAGACTGATGAAGAGAAGAAAACTGTTGAGGATATGAAGAAGAAGCTAGCGGAAAGAGATGCTGCGGGATCAGCCAAGCAGGATCTTCTCGACAAGAAGAGAGCATTAGAGGATAGACTCGAAGCCCTTCAGAAGAGAGAAGCCGAGTTAACAGAAGAACTTGAAACAAACGATCCAGACTTCCAAGAGAAATCTAAAATCGATAAGGAAGTAGGGGAACTCGATGCAGAAGCAACGGCTCTTGGTTTGATTATGCCTTCTATTCTAACTAAGATGAACAATCGCAAAGAGAGTAAGAGCAATCGAGAAGAAGCAGCACAAGAATATAAGAAACACGAAGCAAAGAAGAAAGCGATTGGAAAGAAACTTAAGGCACAGAAGAAGGCTCTTACGGCAGTCAAGAAAAAGTTAAAGAAGAAGAAGTCTCCGAGCATTGTAGAGCTCAGGGATAACATCAGGGAACAAGCCGGTGTTATAGATGAGTCCTCAGGAATCGATCTCATTGATCTCATCCAAGGGACTGAAGGAAGTACAGGAGCTATGCAATACAGGGTTGCTACTTATGTAGCATCTCAGTTAGAGGCATTAGCCGAGAGAAAGAAATTAATTGAAACTCTCCTAGAAGATAACTTCATGACTAATGAAACTATCTCAAGACAGAAACTTGTTGATCTCCTGTTTGCGGGCAAGAACGGTAGAGATAAAGCATTGAACAACCTCAACAAAGAGTGGGAAGGTAAGGAAGAGTTTACACAAGAAGAGACATCTGAGATTATCCGAGAATGGAAAAGACATCAAACTAATAGAGTATTAGAGCTTAAGAGATTTAAGAAAACAATCGAAAGAACAGGCGAAGAATTAGTCGAGCTTAACAATGAATCTATTCCTAGTAACGCCGGTACTCCTATTGGAGACATCCATCCCGACGCTCATGCAGGTCGTATCACTAAATCACCTGAGGATGCAGCGAAGGAAACTAAAGACGGCAAGGTGAAAATCAATCGACATACTAGAGAAAATGAAGAGCAACTTCTCAACGATGCCTTTAGGAATCTAACAACAGTCAGACAGACCTTGTTTGGTCCAGAAGCTACGAGACCTACACAAGAAGATAGTAGAGTAGGTACTGCATCTGAGGATATTATTCTGGCTGCCTTCCCTCCAGAACTGAGGGATATTGGACTACATGTACTATTCTCTGAAGCGATTGTAAACCCTGAAGCAGGTCCATTCAATGAAACTAATAAACACTTAGCACGATATGATATCGGAATTATTCAAGATGACCTCGCTGCTCTCCTTGCACTTAGTAGTGAAACCAATACCTTAGTATCTAGAGAAATGCTGAATGAAGCCAGAGCAAGGCTAAAGGACCCTAATAACCAAACAGGTCGGTATGATCTCTATGGTACTCTTAAGGATATTGAAACTGATCAAACCGCTATTAAAGAAGTTACAGAAGAATTATGGAATGAGAACGGCTATACATTAGAATTAGATAGATCAACGAGATCCTTCATTGGAAGACACTCTTCGGAACCAGACTACGTAAGTAGAGTAAGGCAAGAGGCTATCAAACGTCTAGTAACACTTGCTTCACCGAGGAGAATCAACCGACTCATGGAAGAGTTTGAGGTCACTGATCTGGAGAGAGCAAAGATAAAGAAGTATCTTCAGGAGCATCCAGACGAGAAGCTCTCTGAGTCTGAAGCCTTTTATGAAGAAGTACTGGGGCTAATTCTAGATAAGTTCTTGGCTAAGTATGAATTAAGTCTATCAGACTTTGGTAATGGAACATTAGATTGGCAACCAGCAACTGAAGTAGGCAAGGGTCTTGCACATACTCTTGTTCATCAGGATGAAGGAACTAAAAGAGCAAGGGCAATCGATTCCACAAAGCTTAAGGACTTTGATACTGATACTAGGCTTACCGAAAGAAACCCAGTCAATACGAGTCTGAAGCCTGTAACCTTGGTTGAGGGAGAACTCAATCATGCTGCTCCACATAGAGCACAGGTACTAGCCGATATTAAAGCTGACTTTAAGATTAGAGCAAGAATAACGCATGTCTTAAACCATACTTTAACTCCAGAAGAAGTCAAAGCATTCTTCGAGTGGGCTGCGGATAAAGAGAAGGAAGGGCTTCCCTTAGAAGAGTTACTAGGAATGACACCATTAGGTATGCATCTAATGCCTGATATTACAAACAGAACTCCCTTTACCTCTCCTCCGAATATGGCTGAGCATCGGCAACGACAGATAGAAGCTATGTTAGATATGCCTGCGGCATTGTTTGATTTTATTCATGACTCTCAAACTCTGGCTCAAGGCGATAAGATGTTCTTCATGGATGTCATGGAAATCTTTGACAACCAGACAGAGTTTCTGAATGACGATGGAACACCCAAGGAAGTATCTGACCTTACTCCAGAAGAGCGTCAAGCTCTTATTGATGATAATCCTACTGTAGCGGTGTACCATAAAGAAGCAGCCATGTCTGCTGGTACTCCGTCAGCGGCGGTAAACTTAGGTGGGTTGTCAGTTGTATTGGGTTGGGAAATGACCTACCCTGCGTTAGAGGGTACATCATGGCAAGCACTAGACCGAGGCTTAGAGTATATAAATAAACATGAAGGGACACCAGTAGAAGCTTTATTCTCAACTAAGAATTACTTCGATAAGTCCTTCAACGGTAAGCATCACTTCAGAGCTATGATGTTTGATAGAGATCATCCCGATACTAGCCGAGCTTTATTAGAGATTGGTAAGGGACTAGGGCTCTACCAAACGGATGAGTATGTTAAAGCTGCGAGATCTACAAAAGAATCTTTAGAGAAAGTTCTTAGAGAAGGAGCTATTGATCCTGAGAAGAGTGGACTAAGCTCGGAAGAATTAGTACATCTCCAAAAATTCTATGACGCAATGTATGCTATAGATATGGAAGGGCAAGATGATATTGTAGCGGATAGGAATAAGAAGCTTAGAGAATTCTGGAAGATGCCTATCATGACTCGTCTATACTCTGCTGGAGAGAAAGCTATTGGAAATGATCTGAATGCTTTCTTAAGCGAAGAAAAGAATGGCTGGAAGGGAGAATTCTCTTCGGCTGAAATAAAGTCTTTCACTAAGTTCTTAGTTAGCAAGGGCGTGATTGAAGGAAACATCGTACTGGATAAGGCATTGGAACTTGGGACGGTTAATGGAGTTGATTTAAAGAAGAAGGTAATTCAATTATTGTCCCAGCCATTAGCAGAGAATGGAAAGAAACGATGGGATGCGTACCAGAGAAGTCATGATATGGCCACAGAAGATGAACTTAGAATTAAGAGGGATGGGTCAGCACCTGTCTTAGACAGAAGACTAAAGGAACGTATTCAATTTATTGCAGAAGCTACCGGAGAAGATCCTAAAAAAGTAGCGGAGTTCTATGCAGAAAGAATTCAGAAGGCTAAGCAATTCCTTGTAGAAAGAGGAGCTACAACCGCTAATCAATTATCAAGTGAAGAGTATCACGACTATCTTCAGATCCTCTGTTATGATGAGGCAGCCTATAGAACTATGCCTTTACTGAAGGCAATGAATACAGTCAACAGAACTGCACGAGGATTGCTTGAAACAAGTAGGGTTGAACAAGAAAGTCTTGGATGGAGACATGCGACCAAAGAAGACCTCTTCATGAAAGAGGGAGAGGGCGGGGCAATGGATCATGTTTGGTTCCATACTTTCGCTGTTGACTTAGCAGGTAATCGTTTCCACCCAGCTTATGACTTTGGATTCAAGACCCATAACACTTCTTGGAGCAGAACCTACAGTCAAAATGAGAATGCTCAGGGTATGTGGGAACTTAAAAATAATCCATTCTACGCTAAGCACCAAGAGCGGGTTAAGGCGGGAATGGACCCAGCCGAATCAAGAGCAGAAGCTATCCATGAGATCGATGCTATGATTGTTCGGGACTTCCAGCTCAGGCTTGCAGGCGAACAGAAGCCAATGTTTGGGGACTTCGAAGATAAAACCGATGCTGAATTCTACTCAGCATGGAAAGAACGTTCTGATACAGAAGCTGAGAATTGGGAGAAGGGTAGAGACTTAGAAGAACAACTTGATTCGGACATGAGAGGATGGGATGGAGAGATCGATCCTGAATCAGATGCAGCTAAACAGCTCGGTGCTATTGAGAAGAATCAAGGACTTCCTTCCAAAGTTCGTTTCCTTCAAGTAGAAGAGGGGGGCCGAAGGTTTGGCGGCAATGCTCTTGAGATTGATACTAGCAATGCAGCAGGCTTCGCAGCATTCCGACCAAAGATGGCGGACATCGATTTCTTCGATAGAGGTATTCTTGAGTTAAGAAAGATTAAAGTATTACGAGACATTGAACAACAGGAGTCTTACCTCGCTAGAAGAGAAGAAGCCTTTGCACGACAAGGGAAGAAGATACATGTCGAAGGGCAGTCAGTAATTCCAGAGTCAGCCAGAGGCTTTGCTCACATCTGGGATGAGAGCGAGATGCCTATTATTCCTTGGCAAGAAATTGATTGGACAAATGAACTAGCTATGGTAGATAAGGTAGGACATATGCGACTAGCTTCTAAGCTTCGTTCAGCGTTGCCTGCCTTTGCTCAGGAAACAGGACTCACTCATTTACTTGAGGCGGGACATGTTGCTCACTTGTTCTATGTCATGCGTCTACATCAAATCCAGAATAGACATATGGAAAATCTTGGGCGAGAGTACTCGAAGGTCAGAGCTATTATCGAAAGATCTGACAAACTCACAGCGGAACAGATTGCTGAGATTGAACTTGAGACTAAGCGTATTGCATACCTTGATGATGTTTGGGGATTATTCAAACAGGAACAAGATGCCTTAACATACGACTGGAGATATCAAGAGCTATTTCCCTCCAAGGGATTGCCTACGTTTGTTCCGGGATTTGAGAACCCGAGAGTATACCGTTCTGTCTTTAAGTCTGCTAAAAGAAATATCAAAAAGAATTCTAGAAAGTGGAAGGCAGAAAGAGAAAAGAACTTTACTCCAGAAGAGAAAGCAGAGTTTGATAGAATCAACGGCAAGCTTGGTTGGTCTGGGGAGATCGGAGATATCTCAGAGCAGAGGCTGAAAGACTTCTGGGAAGCTCTTATGACACACGAAGCAAGTGAACTTGCACAAGCCGAAGCAAGAAAGCAGAAGAACAATACCTATCGAGATGTCTTAGGTAAGTATAAAGAAAGAACTAATAACGTAGAAGCCTTTACTCTTCCTATGGTTCCTGTTTCCCATATCATCCTTGAAGAAGGAGAAATGGTTTGGGACCCTGAGAAAAGGAAGTGGGTTGAGGGCGGGATAGACTTTAGCGACACGGCTGTATTGCCTCTAGCGGTTCAGGGACAGGATGTGTTTGATATTCAAAACCAAGTCCTTGCCGATGAAAATGTGAGGTCAGCTATTGACGAGAAGGTTGAAGAAGGTAAGAAGCTTATTGAGAAGTTTATTGCAGACAACGGAAGACCTCCGACTAGCGATGATTTCCATACAGTCGATGATCAGGTTGCTTATATGTTTGCGGAGATGGACAAGACTGAAGACAGTCCTCTCTCTCGTAGAGCATGGCAGATCCGAGACAGAGCCGCTTCCGAGTGGGTATATAATAAAGCATATGAACTTGGAACCTTTAGAAACATTGGGAACTTCTACTTGTTTGTTCATGCAGATGACAAGGGATCATATAATGGAATAATCGGCAAACCACAGAGAGCTGCAAAAGCTCAGCGTGAGAATATTCATGAGATGAGAAGAGGGGCAACTGTTGGTACACATTCCAGAGTAAAGGGAAGTACTTGGAGATATCGACTGACACCAGAAGCTATACTGATGGCACTCAACTCTTTGAATAACCACAAGGGTCTTCGATATCAGGAGGAAGCCAACCTCCTTAATATCAAAAGAAATGAACATACTTCACATTCGGATAACCTAGCCAACCGTCCCTTCTTCGATCAAAGGAACAACGAAAGAATTCTTACTGATGTTCTTGAAGAGATACAGGCAGAAGCAGGAGGAGCGGAGCTCCAGACTGTTGATCACGGCTTCCAAGGATATAGAGGAGCAAGGCATAGAGTTACGAAAGCCTCGTCTTATTTATTCCCAACTCTTGCAGAACAAGATGCTCAAGGAACAAACCATGCTTATGTAACCGCTTCGTTAGTTCCGCTGCTCCAGAGAATCCAAACGCTACGTCATCGTGGGGAAATGGAGATTGTTGATAAGCTTGAGTCATTGATGAGAGAAGACATGGAGACTGCGGTAACTCTTGGCATTATTCTTAGGATGGAGGAAATGCGTGGGCGAAGAGAGTTCATGATTAAAGATGAAAGACTTCCTTCGGATAAAGATAGTTGGAGAGACTTTAGTGTAACTCCTGAGACTATCGAAGTATTTCAACCTCTTCATGACCCAGAAGCAAGTATGAATAAAGCTTATGATATGATTAGAGCAATGAACGTAGTATTGGATACAAGAAACTTTGATAATCCTATGTACTACCCCGTAAGAGAAGCACTAGAAGCTTCCATGAGATTGGAAACTAAGAAGACTATGGTCGGGTCTAAAAGTCAGTTTGATTCGGATGCAGAAGATATCTATGATAAAGTAGATGTCGAAGGGGTTGCTAAAGAAACTGGGATGGAAGAGTCGAAAGTACGATTCCTTGTTGACAAAGCTGTGATTCAAATGACTCGTGTAGATTCAGAAGATGCTTTAGGCGTAAACGATCCTTTCGAATACGCTCATAGCGTTGAGCCCATAGAGTTCTCTACCCATGAGGGATTCACTGAGAATCTCAAGGGCATTGATGGACCAAGTTCTGACTTCAACTATGACCATCAGATTAATACTCTAGCTACACAGATACAGGGACTTGATCTTTCTGCTAAGCAGAAGGACATCCTCCGTGTAATGCTGTCTCAAGCAATCATTAAGAACCCAGATATCGTTAAGAACCTATCCTTGATTCAAAGTCCATTGACTAAGGACAAGCTTGGAGCAGCTCTGTATAAGTCTGGAGAGTTTATTATTAAGTTCGATACAGAACAGATTGGTGAGAGTACTCCAGATATTGTAGATGTCATTGCTCACGAGTTAGCACACATAGGTGTTATGAAGTTTATCAGAGAAGGTGGTACTGAATGGTCTGAGGCTTCTCAAATGTTGGGAACTACTCGGGGTAAGCAGATGATGTGGGACTTAGTTAAAGCATTCCACGGTGGCACAATGACCGCCAAAGCAGAAAACCTTTACAACAACTACGTCAAAAACCCCGAAGAGTTTATGGTTCAATACACTGCATATAAAATGCAGAGAGGCGACCTATATGATACCGGTGTCTTATCAGAGATTGAACAAAAGTATTCTGGTGAGAAGAGCCTGCTTGATAAAGTCTTTGCAAAAATTGGTGGGTTCTATAGTAAGTTGCTCCACGATATTAGACAGGTCACTCATAGATATAAAGAAAGTGATCCGAACCTGTACTCCAGAATGGAGTCCTTGTCCGATAGTATCATGGGTCTTAATATGGATGCTGGTAAAAAATCATTTACTCCCTCACAAGATATGGAAAGAAACGTAACCTATGTCCACGAAGGGGCAACTAGACCGGTCCATAAAGACCCCACTCAGGTTGCATATCCAGTAACAAGGATTGATAGGCCTGAGGCAGAGTATGTCGATAACTTAGAAAGACTGAATAGACTAAAGGGACAAGAAAGAACACACCAGAATAACGCTGGAGAGTTAGTAGGAAAAGAAGCAGATGGAACAATCACTCCAGAAGAGGCTGCGGAATTAGAAAGAATTCGTTCTATCTTGCCGAGAATTCAGAAGAATATCCAAAGTCGAGAAGCAAAGATTCAGGAAGCTGATTATGGTAAGGATGCTGTGGGACTAACTAGGCAAGATTATGTCGAGGGATACTTAGACTTGAAAGAACGGGGAGCTCTTTACGAGGTAGAAAATCCTGATGGCAGTATTGACATTAAGATTGACTTTAGTAAACTCGCTACTCGAAGAGATAAACAAGTCTTTATGTCCTACGTTCTAAGACATGCTTCATATAAGTTTGGGGATAAGATTTCAGAGAACCTCGCCGGTATCATTAGATACCTAGGAGGCAGAGGATTAGGGCTTAACGGTTTCATCGAGGGTTGTCAGAAGTGGGCTGTTGGTCCTTCCGAAGCTGCTGCTACATGGTTAAATCCAGATGCTTGGGGACTACTGATGAGTCTTATGTTAGAAGATAATGTCGTTGCGAATACAGGAGCTATCGCAAATAGATTAGGGATTAAGACAGTAGGACAAGTCCGAAGAGAAATGGATATGTTTGGTCAAGTCATTACTAGAGAAGTAAGTGACATTATGTATAAGTATTCTTCTTCGGTAGAAAGAGGGGCTCAATTCGTAAATCCAAATAAGCCCATGAGTAAGTTTAGCGACATCAATAGAGGAGCACGGGAAATGGTTCTTGGTATTAAAGATGAAGCCCAACTTGAATTGGATGGGTTTACTCCAGAAGAAATCCAAGATATGCAGAAGCTTGCAAAGGTTTATACCGGCATTGTTGATACTCTGTTAGAACGAGGTGAGCAGGTAGGTAAGATTACCTCTGATGAAAATAGAAGATCTGATCTTCGTATTCCTCTTAAGCTTGAGAAGAGTATTAATGTTTCAGAGGAAAAGGCTTCAGGTATGATGTCTGTATTAGAAGATGTTATCGAAGCAAAGTCTAGGCTAGTTGATAGTCATTCCAATGTTAATAATGTAACGCTATTTGCTCAAGCGTGGATGCCTAACTACTTCCTTACTGATGAAGATGCTTTTGATAACGATTGGGAAAGAGCCTCAGAAGTTGACAACGGAGTATATACAAATGCTATAGATATGTTAGCTATGAAAAGATATGCTGAATCCCAAGCTAAGGGAGCAGTCGATACTGGATCAGAAGCTTTTAAACAGATTCGTTCTGATTGGAAGGATGGAAAAATAGATCCAGCTTCTATTCGTCGCTACCGCCGTCTTGTTATTTCCGATATGGTACATCATACCCGACAAGAGGGATCATCGATTGAGAGCATCTTTGGCGATACTTTAACATCGGGCCAGAAGGATGTAATGAGGCGGAGATATAATGAATCTCTTAAGGGAAGAGGAACACATGCTAAGGCTGTAGCAGAGAGACTTAATTGGTTAAAGCATAACCAAGAAGGAAAGAAAAAATTAGTAGATACGTTTACAGATAGCCAACCCTTTAGTGAAGAGATTCATACCGAAGGACATCACGATAGAGCGAACCCAGTAAACACCCCAGCACAGTGGCATGCAGGGGTCTTATATCAGAAGTCTAATTCATCCGCTTACTTCCCACATAAGCACGATACCCATATGCCTACTGCTAGAGAGATCTACGAGAACGAGGCTCTTCGAGATTTCTTTACGTGGGACTTCATAGATTTAGTTGAAGGAACAACTAGAGGCATCGGGATTGATGCTTCTGAGCGATTAGTCCTTAATGAGATAACTGGCGATTCTAATGTAAGCTTCCTCGATATGATTAATATAATGGAAGACTTACAGAATGATGGACTATTCAATCAACACGGAGAAGAAACTAGCAGGGCTCAAGAACATAGAGGCACTATGTTAAGAACCGTAAATACTGAGGATACCCTTAAAGTCCTTCGAAGAAAGCGGAATGTAATTCATGGACTCGGAGCCAGACATGGAGAAGCGGCTAATGCAGACCCAGCTCCCCGAATGCTGGCGACTGCGGGGCATGGTATCATTAGATTTATCTACGGAAGTAACTTAGGAACTGCTATTCAAACAGTAGAAGGAACACTGACAGCAATGAATGGTATCTTTAGTTTAGGGGATGTCATGGGTACTTGGAGACAGCCTTGGATTCTAATGAAATCTTTCAGTAAACGTAAGCGTATTGAGATGGCTACTGAATTGGCATATACTCTTCAGTATACATTGAGAGACTCGGACGGAGCTAATGCCTTCATGCGAGATGTCAGTGTTAGTGAAGCAGGAGACAAGCATATTCTTCATCCAAAGAGGTGGGTGCAGGAGTCGCAAAGAGGGCATAAAGGAACTGCTAAGGCAGCAGACCTTGCTATGAGATCGGCTGCTGCTCTTCAAGGAAGACGCTATATCATGAAGCATTTACGTAAGGGAACATTCGCTAGAGCTGTTCATGCTTTAGATGCCCATGATGCCGCTATGAAAAAAGAAGGAATGGATCAAGGTCTTACAGGACAAGACCTTCAAACCTTTGTGGAGTCTAAGAGACCTAAGACCCAAGCAGAGTGGATAAAGATTCTACGACAATCTAAAGTCCCAAGTACTAGCTTCCGACATAACTGGAGAGTTATGCTGGAGATGCAGCAAGCAGGACTGATGACTGCCGATTACATGGGAACAGTAACTTCAGATGGTCAAGTCATACCCGGAAAGATGGAAGAGATTCTAAACGATACAGATGGTTGGAATGGAGTCTACAGTGTTGGAGATATAGCTCGATTGGCTGTAGGTAAAGAAGGATTATCCAAGGACGAGAAGAATGCTATGATTAGTCTGGCTAACTCTTTACGAGAGTTTGATAGACGATTTATTAAAAGGTACGCTATTGATCCTAATCCTATGGATGTAAATACAGATGGGTCGCCGTGGTCTCAGATTATTAATATGTATCGTTCTTTCCCAACAGCATTCACTGCTCAACGAATGATTAGAGATGCAAGCAATATGTCTGTTCATGGGTTTGCTTTAAAGCACGGAACACATTTGGTATTGGATATGGCATATATGATGCTTATTCAGTTAGCTGCTGGTAAGGATTGGGAAGAGATTGATGAGGAGTTTAGGGAAAATCCCATAATGACTACAATGAGATACCTCGCAAGATTCCCCGGATTAGGTCCATACGGAGGCTACCTTGCTCAGCTAGTAACAGCGGCAGTAAGTACATTAGCAGGAAACCAAGCTAGGTGGCAGGACTATGCACCTATCTCAATAGCAGCTGCCTATAAGACAATGGACTCTATGCTTGGGACAATAAACTGGAAGGATGACCAAGAGGCAACGGAGGGTCTTATTGCTTTAGCGAGGTTCATTCCATTCTTTGGGGAAGCCTTGTTTAGAGCTGCTGGACAAACAGCAGCCAATTATTATCATGGAGACATAATGGGTACTGGCTCAGCTAATTCCTTCCGAGCAAATCCCTTAGGTGTTCAGAATAGACCTAGTAGGCAAACCGGTCAAGAATCTCCTCAGATGGATGTTGGGGCATTAGCAGAGGAAAGAAGAAAACATTTAGAAGAGAAATACTTAGGAGGTAGGAAATAATGAAAGATTATAGAAAGGATCCGAGGTTCAGAGAATCCTTTAGTCTTCCCACAGAATCTCAGATGTTCTTAGACGGAACAGACATTGGACAGTTTATTAATGCTCTACTTGAGGTAGGACCAATTAAGAAACCTCAGAATACTCCCATGCCAATAGATGACCCAAAGAGGGCAGTAGAGCAAATGACCCTACAGCCCACAGCTCCTGAGACGGCTCCTGAGCCACCTCAGGCTCAAGGGACCCCTCAGCCACCTCCCACTTCTAAGACGGCTCCTGAGCCATCTCAGGCTCCTACAAAGGATCCTGTGGTTGCGTTGGGAGGAGAGACTGTTAAGAAGGCTCCACCTGAGATATTTACCTAAGTCCCTATAATCGGGTCTCTAGATAGAACCTAGGTTTAACTTAGGATTGAAAATATATAAGTATTATATAAAGGAAGTATACCTAGGTACTTAGGTTAAACCTAGGTTGTGCCTCCTAATGAATTCGTCGGTGAACTGAGGAATGACTCTGGAATCCGGTAGGGGGTCGCGAATCTGTAGAGGGGGTGTTTAGGATTGATTTAAAGCAATCCCCCTCGTACCCCCCCTTGGACTTGTCAAATTCTTAAGTTAGAATTTACCAAGGGGATCCCCCAACGATGCTTAGCATCAAGGAGCATACCATGCTTAACCTAGCACGCAAGACCGCAGATACTCAACCTAAGACTTCATTGTTTGTCACATTGATAGAGAAATGCTTAGGTGAGCCTCTCATCAAAATTCATTCTACTACGGAAGAGAGTATGAAGTTTGTAGAGGAGTACATCCGGTCTACGGATTCGACCTATGTAACAGCTTATATCTTTGAGAAGGAGAACCCTATCATTAAGGTAAGCTTTCACAATGGTCGGATGGAACTCACACACATCTATAATGTGTAACGCCGAAACTCCCAGCGATGGGAGTCTGTCGTGAATGGTCTCACGGCACTGATGAGGCAGACCCTCGAACTCTATTTTAAGGAGGTTCGTCATGAACGAACTAGCATTGATCAAAGAACTTATCACTCAGAACAAAGAGCTTGTCTCTCTTGTTCAACAGCAGACGAAGGTAATCGAGTCTATGACTTGTATTGCCAAGGCTGCTGATAGACTTCTCAAGGCCATGAGTGCCGAAGAGAAGGATAAGTCCGAGGAAGATCCTCTAGTGATTCACGGTCAAGGTGAGTACGCTAAGAAGATCTACCCGTCTGATCTTGAGTAACGCCGAAACTCCTCAGCAATGAGGAGTCTGCCGTGAATGGTCTCACGGCACTGACGAGGCAGACCCTCAGCTCTATGATGCTCAGCATCAAGGGAGATACGTTATGTTTGAATTCATTCTCATTGTTTTGCTGGCTATTACTATTCTGTTATTCGTAGCAGTGTGTGTGGTAGGAGCTTATGTCTACTGGGTAGCATTGTGGCGACCACTCTTGTGGATAGCTGCTGATGCATTGCGGTGGATGTATCATCGGTACTTTGTACCACCAGCGAGTCATTACGAAGAGCTCAGGCGTGAGTTGCGTAATCGCTAAGCCGAAACTTCCCAGCAGTGGGGAGTCTGTCATGAATGGTCTCATGGCACTGACGAGGCAGACCCTCAGCTCTATGGTGCTAAGCACCAAAGGAGATACAGATGTTTGTTACAATCTACAACGTGGAGCAGTGCTACGGCGGACCCGAAGAGGGCGGTTGGTGGTACGATTGGTGGACTCCTCGCGAGTCGTTCGAAGTGGCGAATCGTGAGGAAGCACACCAGCTCCGTGCTCTCGTGGGTGATTACTGTAAGCTGAAGACGGACTCTGAAGCTATGCAGCGAGCTCGCAACACCGCTAACATGCCTGAGGGTGATAGTCCTTACCGTGATACGGAAGGCTACATCCCCAAGGGATGGGGTGACGGTGGAGAGTACCGTGTGGTATGTGAAGAGGAACGTGGCTCTCGACAGGATACCGAGACTCCTCACTATTGTTGACATCTAACCACAACTCGCTTACCATGCCTGAAAGGGTATGGTAGGCTTTCGCCTCATGGATAGAGGCATCACGGGTGACCCTGATCACCCACCCCAAAGAGCGGAGAAGGAACACCCGCACAACAGGTGCTACTTACATGGACCGCTGGACTTAAGGATGGGTTTGCCAGTGCGTCTATAAACTATTGTAATCCATTCGTTGGAGGCTATCATGCCTAAGTTTAATATCAGTATCCAAGTTGCCGGTCACGTTATCATTGATGAAGTGGAGGCAGTGGACCCAGCCCATGCTGTACGTATCCTCAATGAGATGGGGGTACGGGACAATGAGATGGAGCTCCCAGCTACACTGATAGCTGAGGCTGTAGCTATGGTACGTGAGGATAACCAACTCACTCATGGCTAATGCTTGAGGGTGTGTACACCTACGTCGGTAGGTGTGCCATCCCTTGTGCATTGGTTGAAGGTCATATGCTTGACCGCCGATCACCTGACCGTCCCACGGTGGGACATATTCTCTAAAGGAGAAACACTATGAACAATCAAACAACATCCTCCTATGCCCGTTTCGCTGGTCTCTGGCTGCATAACGGGAAGGGCTCATTGGTGGTCTTCAGCACCTCCAATAGGTCCAATGGCGTGGTCAAGTTCGCAAAGCAGGACGGCACTAGTGGCTACCTGTCAGCGGAGGAGGCTCACGACATGGTGGAAGAGCTTACGCTGCAAGGGTTCACTCTGATGAACGCTTACGGTAAGAAGCTCAAAGCCACTGGTAAGATTGTTGTCGATACCACTGAAGGTGTGGTCATCAAGTTCACCGGCACTGTCCGGTACTTCGAAGGACACATTGGATGGAAGATCACCCATGAAGTGGGTGGCTCTTGCTTGGAGACTTCCTATAAGGAATTCTACTCGCAGTGGAACTCAGCTACGCTGGGTAACATCGATGTTTGTGACCCCGAAGGTAACCGCTTCACTCGTGAAGCCTTCGGCATCAAGGAGAAGCCAGCTACTCGTACCGCTAGTACGAATGGCTTCAGCTTCTCTCCCCGTAGCTAATACGGGTCCTCATCAGGGTGAGGAGACTAAACCGCCTTAAGCCCTGAGCGTCCCACCCTTCGGGGTGGGGGTGGCTTCGCTTCCGCTCGGACTGGCGACCACCCCTGAGGGCTGGACTTACCTCAGCCCCTGCCTCAGGCAGTATCTGGAGGACATTCCTTAGGAATCCCTAGGATCCGCCCTAAGGGCATCCCTTCTAAAGAGGGGTACACCTAGGGTAGACTGGAGAACTGCCCTCAGGAGGGCTCTCCGTGCCTCTCAGGGCATACGTGTGCATACATGTGTGGGTCTGCTTTTTTCCCCACGTTTGGCTACCGCTAAGCGTGGGTCTTCGACCATCTGTTTGGGGACTGGTCATCCCCGTTTCGTTAGGTGCTTAGCACCAAGGAGGAACAAATGAATACATTTGACCTTCAACTCAAACGTGAGGCGGCTCTTGTAGAGCCAACTCGTAACCGCTCATTCCGTAACGCTCAGCGTGCCGGAGGAGACGGCGGCTTTGCCGTCGCTGTCGTAGATGAGGTCGGCCAGTCGCTGGCGGACACCCTTAGGGTGGACATCAGTGAAGACTACGCCAAGGCTCAGCCTTGGTATCCAATGTGGAAGGTGCTCTCACCTGACATATTGGCAGTCGAACTGGTTGCCTCTATCTTCGATGTTGAAGTCTTGGGTAAGACTGCTCTTGAGCAGGTCGTTCTCGACCGGTTCGTGGAGCGTCTTCGTGTGACCCTTGCTTTCCTTAGGGCAAAGCAGGAGAACACAGCCCTCTTCGAGGAGCACACTAAGCTACTGCGTAAGCGTGGTGCTAAGTGGGCAAGCCGTGACTCCCAAGTCCGGTTCCTTGAGGTGTCCGACACGGACCTGTCCGTTGTCGAGCAAGACTTACTCCGCCGGATTGGGATGGTGGTGTTGCAGGTCGCCGTTGTATCTGGACTCATCCAGAAGGATAAGGAGAACTCCAAGTTCTACCTGTCACTGACTGACTCATGGCTTCGACGCATTCATGGGAACATGGAAGGGCGTGCCTTGGCACGACCCATCCGTAGACCTATGGTGCATCAACCTGTGGATTGGAACGAGGCAGGTGTGGGTGGAGGATACCTGTCCAAATGGATGGCGTACAACCTCGTCGATGGCGATAGCCTCGCCTCACCTATGGTGGTGGAGATGGCTAATCGGATGCAGGCCGTAGGGTACTGCATCAATGAGCAGGTCTTGAAGTTCGCCCAGCGTGGACTGAAAGGCTACCGCTCATCCAAAGATGCGGTTGATGGCAAGGTCCTTCGGGCTGATGCTTCTCTCAAGGAGGCAGAAGGCCTGCTCAACAACACCTTTCACTTCTGTGTCAAGTGTGACTACCGTGGTCGTGTGTACTACGTGAGTGACATCCTCAACCCTCAGGGTTGGGACCTTGACCGAGGGCTTCTTCGCTATGCGAAGGGGTGTCGGCGTACCGCTAAGGCGTTGCGTTGGTTGAAAATCCACACGGCCAACAAGTTTGGCTTCGATAAAGCTTCTTTCGAGGAGCGTGTCGAGTGGTGTGATGAGCGGTACGACGAGATGCAAGCGGACCCTGTTGCCTTCTGGAAGGGCAACGATCCGGGTGACAAGGACCGTTGGTCAGCATTGGCTGCGGTACTTGACCTCGTTGGGACGGGTCCCATCACAACTCCGATTCAAGTTGATGCAACTTGTTCGGGACTTCAGCACCTGTCTGCAATGGCAGGTGATGAAGCAGTCGCTGTTGCGACTAATGTGATGCCATCGAAAGATGGCTTGCGGAATGACCCGTACATCACCACCGCTGAGGCGTGTGGTCGTGAGCGTGCTGAAGTCAAGCAGTCTGTTATGTGCATCCCTTACGGCATCAGCCTTGCAGGGATGATCGATCAACTGATCGAAGAAGGCATTGAGCCTGACCGCATTGAGGCTAAGAGCTTGGCTGAAGGCATCTGGGCCAGCTGCGAGGAGCTGATGAGTGGAGTCCTCTCCATTATGAAGTTCCTCAAGGCTGGAGGGCGTGCGTTAGCGGAAGCTGGCGTTCGTCCTCAGTGGACAACCCCTTCGGGGTTTGTCGCAGTGATGCCAACCGCTATCTTGAAGCGGCGCATCAGCATCATGGATGCCAAGGGCAACATGGTGAAGACCCAGTTTGGTGTTGAGTCTGCTGATACAGTTGACCCCAACCAAGTTGTCCGTGGCATGGCTCCGAACTTTGTTCATAGCTATGACGCGGCACTGGTTGCCCTTGTGGTATCCCGTTGGGATGGGCCAATCACCTGCATCCATGACTGCTTCGCCACCACTGCGTCCAAGATGGATGCGTTGCGGAAGCTGATCCACAAGTGCTTTGTGGAACTGTACGGAAGCGATGCGATCCTGAAGGTACGCAACGAGTTCATCCACTCGGCTCCATTGGGTGCTAGCATCCCGCTACCACCTGTGCGTCGAGAGATGGACCTCACAGCTTCGCTGGATAGCGAGTACATGTACTCCTAATCCGAACGACGCAAGTTCGGTGGCTCTGCCTTCGGGTAGAGCCACCATACCTACGCCGCTCGACTACGAACGCAAAGGTGGGCAAAGCCCACCAATAGAAGAAGCATGTGCTTCTTTAGCAGAGTGACAGATATCTGCGTTGCCGAATGGCTGTTACCCTACAAACTGAGTAGGTGCTACAGCCTTATTCGGCTGGACTCTCGGGGGTCAGGTGGGCAGAGCCCACCAATAGAAGAGGGGAATACAGTGTTCGACTACTTACCTGTGGATTGCAGGGTCTTACACTTAGAGAATCCACAGGCTATCCCGAACGGCAGAGGCGGTGTCAGTGGTCGGGTGAGGTGGTCACCACCGAGAGTCGGAAGTGTGGCGGGGGGACCAAACCTATAGGAGATGCACTAGGCAAGCCCTTGATCAGGGCGAACCGAAGAGGAGCATTGCAGGTGGGAGACTGGACCGGAGGCTCACCAGCCACAGTCAACCCTGAGATACCACCCGTGCTCTCTGTACATCTTGAACGGTGACCAGAGGTCACCAATAGAAGAACTAACTAAGGAGGTGTTTTATTATGAACATCAAAGTAGAAATGCTGGCTCCGTGGTCAGTCGCTGTCTATGTGGACGGCAAGATTGATGATTGCTTTGACTGTGCGAATGATGCGGTCGAGTATATCCGTGAACTAACGGATGACCCCGCCAACGTGAGCGTCACGTTTGATGAGGGATTCCAATGGCAATGTGAGAAAGCCGCGAAGCGTGGCTGGAAGGCTTGACTATGTTTAGCGAGAATGATATTGTGTACCTTGAGTACTGTGGTATGAACGAGGACGAAGAATTCCTGAAGCAGTGCCAGCACTGGTTGCTGGAGAAGGAACTTCCTAATGATGATGGAGAGTTTGATGAATGATGGAGAGGTATGCGTAGATGCTGGATTGATTTGGATTGGAGACCCATGCTATGTATTGGGCGATGATGCAAGTCATAGAGTAACAGATTGGATAGACTTCTGTGACAAAGTTACAGATTCTAATGGCGTTTCAGCACCGCTGGGACACGGTACAGGCTTGGCTATCTCTACTGGTTACGGAGATGGCTGTTACCCTGTTGACGTTGAATACAACGGCGAGGGTAGAGTCTCGAAGGTAACCGTAACGTTTATCGAGGAGGATTACGATGAGTAATTACGATGATGGAGTAGTCAAGGGTATCGCACTGAACCCAGTGTGTAAGCCAGAGACTACGAAGGAAGCAAAGGCTGAATGTAAGAAGCGTGGTATCACACTTACTAAGCCGAAGCCTAAGTCTGATGCCAAGTAACTTAGGTTATACTGGGTTTGAACACGTAGGTGTATTGGACAGAGAACATAGCACACCAGCTCCGTTCTATAAGTTTCATGCACCACAAACCATAACGAACCAGTTCGATGAGCGGGTAGTAGTAGACTACTTCCTCATCTCAACTGTAAGCATGAAAGAGTTTGATGAAAGTACATACTATGAGACAATGATATTCCCCTGTGATTCCGAAGGAGAAATTCCCGAGGAAGATTACAGTGGAATCTTTCAGTGGCAGACCGATACCCCGCCACCTGTAACTAGTGTACTGAACCAGTTCTTTCTCCAACATGAGATTATTTAGGAGATTGCTATGCCAAGTTACCCTGTTGATGCTCAGTTTAGTTTTGCTTTAGATACTGATGATGGTGTCTCTCTCTATGGAGTGGGCAGCATTGAAGGTACTCTGAACTGGGACAGTGGCAGCTACGTTGACCCACCTTGGGAAGATGTAGATGCAGACCTGAAGACATGTTATATTGAATACGTCTGGATGGATGAAGAAGAGAACGAAGTAGAAGGGGAATTGTATGGTCGCGAAGCATCTGATATGCTCGAAGCCTATGGCTGGGATGCAGATCAGATTGATCACGACCAATGGAATGAAATTGAACCTGAATATGATAGGGATGACAATGATAACTCTAAATAAAGACGAGTGTGAAAACCTACTCGATGCCCTTCGAGAATGGGAAGATGTCGTTGGTTGTAAGGACTGTGAAATCTATAGTGATGAAGAGGGCTATGACCCTGATGACGAGGAACAACAGTGCGTAGGCTTAGACAGTGATAGATACCGTGAACTCGTAGCAAAACTGGAGAGCTGTGATGATAGAATTAGATAAAGAACTTGATGTGATTAACTGGAGAGATGTAGCACTTAGCTTTTACCATGCCTGTGGTGGTGACTACGGCGGATGCGGAGACCTAGACAGCATCGACAGTCTGTGTAATTTCTATGGCTTTAACTTAAATGAGGATGACGATGAGTAAGACTACAATGGATGTGAAGTGTGAGCTTTCGGAGGATTTCATGATTGAGCTACGTGACTGTAACCTCATACATGATTGGACTGATGATGGAAGTGTGCTTCCTCACTATGCCGATAACGAATGTGACTGGACTAGCCTTGAAGATGTACTATGGTACGTTCTCTGGCTAAAGAAGGGAGCAGACGAGAAGGAGAAGTGGCACGATGATTACAGTTCTGAGTAGCGGAAGAACTGGTAGCAGCTTAGTGATGCAGACTCTATCCCTATGGGGATACAACGTCATTGGTAACCGCTATGGTCACGCTGTCCACAACCCCAAGTATAACAGACATGGGTACTTTGAAGTGGAACACAGTTCGTTACCTGAAATCTTTCATTGGAATCTTCCAACTAGTACACCAACCGCTATTAAAGTGGGAGGCTACGGCTTACGTTGGTTGGATGAGAACTGGGGTAAGCCTAGTGTTCTTATCCATACCGAACGAGAGTACATGGAACAGGTAGCCTCCCTTAGGAAGTGGTCTGGTCTACACCCCGGCGGTGTGATGGATAGTATTCAGAAAGATGAAAAGATGTTTGCGGACTTTAAGAGAGACAACCCGGCCATTCCTGTGTGTAGGTTACATGTTAACCTGTTACAAGAAGATCCCGGAGAATATTTCTATAGGTTAGCAAGTGCTGTGGACTACGGTGGTTCATTAAGTATTGCTAGATTAAATAAGGAGATAGGCCATGCCTAACTGGTGTTTGAATGAGGTCAGGGTGTACTGCCCAGACAAGGAAACTAGAGATGCGTTCGTTAAGTACTGTGAAGGTACTCGTAAGGAACATATGGAGCTACCTAACCAAGAAAATATTAACCAAGCAGTACATGTTACTATGGAGTTTAATAAGATTCTTCCTAGACCTGAGGAGGAGGAGGAGAATTGGTACGACTGGAACATAACTAACTGGGGAACCAAGTGGGAACCAGACATCGTTCACTTCGATAGAGAAGATGATACAACTGTATACTGGGAGATGTACACAGCATGGGCTCCACCCGGAGGCATCTATAATAAGATGATGGAAGATTGGGGAGACAAAGACGTATGGATTTCTTGGTTTTATCGTGAAGACGGTATGCAATTTGCAGGCTGGCTGCCTGATTAAAGGAGATTACTATGGGTATGATGAAGAAACTTTCTGTGTTAGATATTGGCGATAAAGTCGCCATCAAAAACACCGAGAATGATAGAGTCGATTACTATGTAGGAAAGGTAGAGGATATACTTGACTACTGGGATGAAGATGTCTATCATGTCCGGTATATGGATGACTTAGGTAAAGAGTGTACGACCTCTATTACTGTAGATGATATTGACTTAGTAAAACAAAAGGAATTATATTATGGAAACTGAATTTATTACAATGCAAGTCCAAGATGTAGAGAATCTTTATGTCCTTCTTGGGACTTGTTTAGGCATACTCATTGGAGGAATGGTTTCCTTCATGTATGTTAAGCTTCGTGACCAAAAGTAAAAGGAGAAACTTATGTCACATGAAATGTATGAGAACGATAGTGCTATGTATTACAAGGAAGCTGCATGGCACGGGCTAGGTACGGTAGTTGAAGATGCCTTCAACCCACGCCAAGCTTTGAAACAAGCGGGCCTTGACTGGACTGTTGATCAGTCGCAATGGTTGGACATTCAGATGCCTGATGGTAAGGTTATTCAGGATGCCAAGCATCGTGCCAACGTGCGTTCAGATACTGGAGATGTTCTTGGTTGGGTCGGTACACGTTACCAACCACTACAGAACTCTGAGTTGGCAGAGATTGCCTACTCACTCAATGGATCAGACTCTGTTGTTGAGTCTTGCGGTTCACTGTTCAACGGTGGACAAGTATACTTCTTGATTAGAGGTGAATCCTTTGATACCGGCAACGGTAGCGACACAGTGGAACGATACATGCTGCTGACCAACGGTCACGATGGCATGCTGCGTGCTACTGCTAAGCCTACGTCTGTCCGTGTGGTGTGTAACAACACACTGACTATGGCATTGAACCAGCAAGGGCAGAGCTTTGGCTTTACTCATAATGGCGACATGGCAATGAAGATTCAGGAAGCTAAGGAAGCAATGTCTTTGTTCCGTGAGACTGGGCAGTTCTTTAAGGATGCTGTTGGAGTACTGAACTACCGACAGGTCACGACAGAAACTGTTCAAAAGTTCTGGACTGAGATCTATCAGGACATGTTCGAAGAGATTCCTATGAATCCTGAGAACAAAGAGGAAGAGAGAGCGAAGAAGAGAGCAAAGGTTACGTTGTCTACATGGGCAGAAACCTTTGACTCTGAACGCCAAGTTGCTGGGACTAATATGTGGAATGCATTCAATGCGGTAACGAATTGGATGGACCATAAGACTCGGTACATTGGTACGCCTGAGAAGAAAGCTGAGAATCGTTTGCACTCTAACCTATTTGGTAAGACTGAAACGAAGAAGAAGCAAGTATTCAAGGCAGCACTGGCAGCGTCATGAGTAGGCTCATTGATGAGCTTATGAATGTACATGCCGAGCTCGCAGGCAGGGAGAACTTTAGCTCCCTGCTTGTGGGCCAGTGTGCTAGCAGTGAGAAGGATTACATATCCTCTATTGCTGCTGCGTTACTAACTCTTGGTGGTAGGCATGGACCTACCGAACAAACGGTTAACTTCTTAACAGCTGTTGGTTCTTTCGATCCAAGGATATACTACCAACACAAGTTAATGATTCCCGGATGGGGCTCAGCCTTCATCAAAGGAGAACCTGATCCTCACTTCGATACGTTAGATGGGTACTTGTTCGAGGATAATACCCACATTTGGAAGAAGATAAAGGAAGTTACCACCAAGATACACAACACAGGTAAGATTCTTTATCCTAATGCTGCTTGTTATACCGCAGCTGTTGCTATAACAGAGGGTATACCAGCAGAAGTTTCTCCCTATCTTTTAATTAAAGGTAGGCTAGACACATGGACAAGTATATACCTACAGAACAAAGGGACCAGACTTCCGTAGCTCAGCTGGATAGAGCAACGGCCTTCTAAGCCGTAGGTCGCTGGTTCGAATCCAGCCGGGAGTGTTGACTCTGCCGAGTACAAAGCCTTCGGTGACCCAGACATCTGGGTGAAGATGATGTAAGATTCATTACGGTTAAGGTGTGTCGCCCAGCTTAGGGAACCACACATTGCAGACACAGTGGCTTGTGTCCAGAGTCAACCCGGGCTCCGTAGCCCAACTGGTAGAGGCAATGGACTTAAAATCCATACAGTGTGGGTTCGAATCCCACCGGAGCTATTAGGAAATCGAAAAAAATTACCGAAAAATTTTAAAGGAGACAGGGTATGAAAAAGTTATGGGATGTAGAGGTAGTAGTACGTAGTTATCTATGGGATACAGCGACTGCTACGATATGGGCTGAAACAAAGGAAGAGGCCGTAGAAAAAGCTAAGGATGGTGACTGGGAGGAGATTGATTATACTGGAATGGATGACTGTGAATATCTAGATCATGAAATGCATTCAGAACGCTATGGAACAGGCGTATATGTTGACGGCAAGTGGGTAGCTAACCCCGTTGATTTAACTGATGATGTTACTGAGTGCTGTGATATGTATGATAATCCTATTGTAGAGGATGACTAAACATGAGGAGGAACGCCTTGCAAAACAAGAAGAAGTCAAAGGGACTGGGTGATACTGTAGCTAATGCTATAAAGAAAGTAACTGGATCCGAAGCGGAAGAATGTGAACCGTGTCGTAAGAGACGGGAAGCTTTGAATAAATTACTGCCATATAGGCAGGACGAAGACAAGGAGAAGTCATAATGGCAGGCAAAGGCGACAGGTATAGGCACGTTGACCCTAAGAAATGGGCAGAGAACTGGGAGAAATCTTTTGGTAAGGACAAAGATAAGAAAGAACAACAACAAGAAGATAAAGATAAAACCCTAGAAGATAAGATGAACTATAACATGCAGGCCGAAGATTTAAACGACTGATAGTACAGGAGTTATATCAACGCCCTATAATCGGGTCTATGGATGGAATCCATACACCAAAGAATAAATAATAAAGGAGATATTTATGTATCAATGGAAGAGTATTCCCAAGCAAGAACAAGAGGATAGAAAAAATCTTCAGGCTGTGTGGGAAGAGGATCTCCTTATGGAAGGTGTTAATAAATACTGGAATGATTTTAATAGGTCTCCCGATGAAGGTGAGCCTGAGCAACAGTTGCTAGACGCTAGTGTTATTCACCTACAACCCCTGTATCAGGTTTGGATTGATGAAGCTGTTAAAAGAAAGCGAACACCCCGTTGGTTAATTCCCTTACTAAGTATTGGATCATTCAAAGCAGCTGACCTTGTTATTAGAAACATACTTAAGATAACTTTGGATGGGTCTCGTGACAGAGGCCTTACGTCCTTGGTTGGTGGAGCAAGAGCTCAGACTTTAGCAAGCGATGTAGCTGAGGATGTAATTAATATTGTTTCTTATCAAGCAAGTAAAGAACAGTTCAAGGATGACTGGAGGAAACAGTCTAAGTTTACAAAGAACTGGTCACCTAAGAGATGCCTTGCTTTCACTAAGAAACTAGGGGACATACCCTCCATAGATAGGAAAGGTAAGCAAGACTTTGGCCACGCTCTGGTACGCATTGCTTTGCTATCAGATATTGTTGTTGCGGAGAGAGTCAAAATTAATTCTTGGTCTAAGAAACCTAATAAAGAAAATATCTTTGTTAGATTAAATGATGATATACTAAGAGAGTTACATAGGAAGCATCACCTCTTGGAGCTATCCTCTCTTATCTATAGACCCATGATTGCACCACCAGTGGATCACCTAATAGATGAGCCCGGCGGAAACTACCTACGGTGGCTAAGAAAACCTACTGTTAAGAGGTACGTCAACAACAGTCGTGATGATGAGGATAGAATTAAACACCACTGTTCTGACTTAGTTCTGAAAGGAGTGAATGCACTTCAGAATACTGAGTGGACTATTAATCCCAAGGTTCTTGGGGTGATGGAGAATTTCTTTAAGGGCAACACCTGTCTCGCTAACCTACCATCCCATGATTTTGAGGGCTTCAATATAAGGGAGTACCCGAAAGAAGGAACTAAGATAGACCAAGCTAAGTGGATGGCTGAACGAGAAGAGACATGGGGTAAGTGGTATAGAGAGGAACAGAAGAGGTGTCGTATGTTAGTGAGGTTACACCTCGCCAAGAAGCTAATGCCCTATGACTGGTTCTATCACCCATATAGTCTAGACTTCAGAGGGAGAGCATACACAGCATGTGAGCTGCTCTCTCCACAGGGAGCTGACTTTGATAAGGGATTGTTGCTATTTAAAACACCAAAGAAACAAACGGATAGGGGATTGTACTGGCTTAAAGTACACACAGCAAATCTCTTTGATCAAGATAAAGATACCTATGATAGTAGAGTTAAGTGGGTTGATGATAACCTACAGATGTTGTTGGATATTGCGGAAGATCCTTACGAACATAGAGAATGGATATCAGATAAAGAAAAGAAGAACCCATCCTTCCAAAGGCTGGCTGCTTGTATAGAGTTAGCAAGAAAGGATGGCCTTACCCAGCTACCCGTGCAGTTAGACGGAGCATGTAATGGTTCGCAGCATTGGTCAGTTATTATGGGAGATGAGATTGTAGCTGGTTTAACTAATGTTACATCGAGCGATAAGCCCCAAGATCTTTATGGGTATATAGCACAACAAACTAATGACATCATCACTGAGAATAAAGATGGCCTCGATTGGTTTGTTTCCTTTATGGATCACTGGCAAGAAGGCATTGAGCGTGCTGTCGTTAAGAGACCCACGATGTGCGATGCCTATGGTCTTACCTTCTACGGTATACAGAAGTACCTCAAGTTAGAGGGACACCTTGACTGGGTTCCTCGTGAGAATAGAAGCGGTGCTGTTGTAGAGATGGCTCGTGCTGTTCAAGAGGGGCTAGGGACCACGCTATCAATGCCCAACCAAGGAAAGGATTGGCTTAAGGAAGTAGCGGGTGTAGCTAATGCAGCAGAGAAGCATCTCATATGGACTACCCCCTCTGGATTCATAGTCGAACATGTATACCAACCCATTAGACAACGACGGTCTTACACTGAGTTGTTTAATAAGAAGAAGTTTGAGTTAGTGTTTGCTAATTTCTATGATGGTGTCAACTGTCATGGTCAGGAACTAGGCATAGCACCTAATTATATTCACAGCTTAGATGCAGCACATATGTTCTTAACCCTAATCAGATTACTAGCTAAAGGCATCGACTCATTCTCAATGATACATGACTCATATGGAGTACATGCTCCTGATATAGATACCATGAATGAGTGCTTGCGTTTAGCGTTTATAGAAACACATAAGGAGAATGTACTTGAAACGTTCAAACAGGATGTCGAAAAATATCTTGGGCTCCCAACTCCACCAATTCCCAATGGATCCGGAAGAATTGACCCAGCCCGAGTGCTCGACTCTGAATACTTCTTCAGCTAAGAATACTATAGTAGAAGTAGTATGGTTAGATGCCGAAGCATGTGGTGATTCCGGATGGATGGATCTACAAGCAGGCATTGAAGAAGCATCAAAGAGGCCACCGCTAATGCGTACACTTGGATATATCCTATACTCTAACGAAGAGTTTATATCCCTGACTGATAGCATTGGACCCGAAGAGTGTGGCATGATTAATAAAATCCCGAGGCAAATGATTAAGGAAGTTTATAGATATGATAGAACCAGAGAACTTGAATAGTGTTTTCAATGATGACGGCGACGATACCCCCGAGGATTATGATTGGACTTATGTTGACGAAGGTGATTGGTTAGATGAGCCTGACACAGGAGTATCGGAGGATTAAACATGGGTGAACAAGTAAGACGATTTGATAGTATGAGTAAAAAAGCAAGGAAGGAGTTATCCAAGGGTATTACTAACCTCGATGGCTCCGATCCTATTACAGGTACAGAAGGGCAACGACCTCGTTCCTCTTCTGTTAGTTCCAAGGAAGGTAGAGCCCGATGGGACCTTGCCTTTGGAAAAATAACACAAGAAGAGTTTGATGAACTCAAAGATTCAGGAGAATTTAAAGATGAATGTTGAACAAGCACTCACAAAGGTAGACTATTATTGTCAATTAAGTAGAGCATCTGAAGTTGAGATGGGCGTTAAGTCCGATGTTTCCCGAGGAAGAGTACCAAAGACTTGGTACGGTATTCTTAAGAGACTCAACTGGGATGCAGAGAAATTTAAACAGCAACTTTTAAAGGAGATTCAGGATGGAAAGAATAACGAAAACGTTCAAGGGAGTAGCGGGGACGGAGAGGACACACGAAGTGATTCGCCCGATGCAGAATGTGGACGGGGACATGTGGTTGACAGCTGCCCAGAAGGATGCAGTGAAGGGGAATGTGAACATCCACGAACCGATTGAGGCCTACTATGAGAAGTGGGATCACGTTAAGGATGAACGAGGAGAGTACGTAAGTGCTGCTCCTATCCCCAACACTAGGGAAAGAAGGGACTTGCCCCCACTATCAGCACAATGGAAGGCTGATGCTAAGCGTAGGTTTGGAGGCAACAATGGCTAGGGTACTTGCAATAGGTGACTTACATGAGCCTGCAACTCATCCCGGCTACCTAGATTTCTGTTTAGATTTATATGAGGTGTGGGACTGCGATACGGTAGTATTTCTAGGAGATATTGTGGATCACCACAACATATCCTTCCATGCTAAGGACATCGATAGCTCGGATGTTAACACCGAATATAGCATGACACTTGAGGGTGTTCAGAAGTGGAACAAAGCTTTCCCCAAAGCATCGGTTACTATAGGTAACCATGACATGCGGGTATACCGGCTAGCCTCCACTGTAAACATACCTTCCCAGTTCATCCGCGACTATGCGGAGGTATGGAACACACCTAAGTGGAAGTGGGTACATAGCACAGAAATAGATGATGTGCTTTACTATCATGGAGAAGGCGTTAGTGGAATGAACACCGCCTTCAATGCGAGTAGGGGTCAGATGATCTCTACTGTAATAGGACACCACCACTCTAATGCAGGAGTTAAGTGGTTGTGTGGTCCGAATGGACGTATCTTTGGGATGGATGTGGGATGTGGTGTAGATATTCACAACCCCGCTATGAGCTACGGCTCTAAGTTTCTAAAGAAACCAGTACTAAGTTGTGGTGTTGTCATCGATGGATTGCCTTACCACGAAATCATGCCTTGTGCTAAAGGCGAACCTTATTATAGAGGAAATTTTAATGAATGAAGAAACAGATAAGTTTCACGTAAACGAAAAGTATAAGGACTTTACTGATCAGGGTATCTCTGCTCCACAAGTCCTAACATTTTTAGATAACATCTCAGTTATGCTTAGGGCTGTTGCTGGTGATATTGAGAAGGCTATTCACAGTATCGAAACCACTGCACCTGAGGCTAAAGAAGAAGAAGATAAGCAAGAAGTAGACGCGACATAAAATCGGGTCTATTGATAGAATCAATACTCATTACATTAACAAAGGAGAAAAAGTAATGGATAATAAATATGGTAAGTCTCTATTTAGTGGAGACGTACACGTCACTTGGTCACATTTGCACAAGCCTGACGTAAAGTTTGGTAATCCCCACCATAGCTTGACTGTCCAGTTGGACAATGATCTTAATACTATGCTCAATGAGACAATGGAGTCTATGGGCGGTAAGAAGATCAATGGTATGGGAGAGAATAAAGAGGGTGTCAAGACCGTTAAGTTTAGAAACGTACTCAAGGCAAAGGAAGGCATGCAAACATTCCCCTGTGTTGATGCCGAAGCCAAGCCGACTAAGGCACTGCCATTTGGTGGTGATACTTGTCGGGTTAAGGTCACACCATGTGTCCTCGGTAGGGATGAGTCCGTCTCATTCTATCTCGAAGGTGTACAAATCATCGAGAAGGGTGACACTACTGGTATGACCTCAGGCTTTGAAAAGACTGAAGGGTTCCGAGACGAGGATTTAGGCGTGTCCGCACCCGTGGCTGCCAATCTCCCCGACGAAGACCTTGATGATCTGCCCTTCTGATGCCAGAGTTTGTCTTCAAAGTTAATCCAATAGCCGCTAGTCGGCCACGAATTTCTAAGTGGGGTGCTTATTATACAGGACCTTACAAGAAATTTAAGATTGATGCCGCGAAGACTGTCGTGGATACGCTCGGTTCGGGGTGGGTTCCTCTAGAGGAAAACCTCCGAACCGAGGTATTCATGTATGTAACTAAACCTAAAAGAACAAAGCTCGATTATCCGAAGGCGGACATCGACAATTATTTAAAGGCTATTTTTGACTGTCTAAACGGCAAACTTTGGGTTGATGATAAACAGGTTGTTGTTGTTCATGCTGCTAAAGCATGGACCGACCCCGGTGAGGAAGGTTACTTCGTCATGAGGGTTGAAGAAATAAATTAGCTAACAAGGAAACTGTACTATGAACACTACAGATGATAGTTATTGTATTGGAAAAGAGCCATGTCCTAAGTGTAGAGATAAGGGTAATGACCGAACAGGTGATAACCTAGCTCGATACTCAGATGGACACGGCTATTGTTTTGCTTGCGAGCATCACGAAAAGGGTGATGGAACTACCAAGCACGAGCCAAAGGTTTCAGGTGATTGGTCACCTTGGAACGGATCAATTTGTGATCTACCTCACCGCAGAATTCAGGACGATGTGTGTCGGTTGTATAACTACCGAGTCGTTCGGAGTGGGGAAGATGTATATGAAGTATCGAACTACTACTCCGAGGATGGCAGCCTACAGGCTCAACATATCCGAGGTAAGGAGAAGAAGTTCGCTTGGAAGGGCGATACCACTAAGCTTCCTATGTTCGGCCAGAACTTATGGAAGAACAATAAGGGTAGGAGAATCCTTGTGACTGAAGGTGAGATTGATTGTCTTACTATGTCCCAAACTCTCAACAAGAAGTACCCTGTAGTAAGCCTACCTAATGGGACAGCATCTGGGGCTAAGGCATTTAGGGATAACTATGAATTCCTCAACGCCTATGATGAGATCATTCTTATGTTTGATTCCGATGATGCTGGAGTTGAAGCCGCTAACAAGTGTGCTGAGATTCTGCCTCCCGGTAAGGTAAAGATTGTGAAGAGCCTGCCCTATAAAGATCCTAATGAATGTCTAATGAATAATGACGGGGCTTCTCTTGTCAAGGCATTCTGGGAAGCTCAGATTTATAAACCAGATGGTATCTTACATGCCTCTGAAATTGAAGGATCAATCATCCCCACTATTAAGCATGAGGTTTGGGACTACCCATTCTCTCAGTTGACTGAGTTTCTTATTGGTCAACGAGGTGGTGAGATTGTTATGTGGACTAGTGGCACAGGCTCAGGCAAGTCAACACTTGTTAGGGAGCTGGTCAACCACCACTTAGAAAATAATAGAACTGTTGGTATGCTTATGCTTGAGGAAGCACCGGAGGAAACTCTCGATGACTTAATCTCCTTAAGAATTAACAAACCAATTAGAAAGATCAAAGCTATGACTGCCCTCGATAACCTTCGTAAGCAGTTAGGTAAGAAGAGTTGTTTATCTGCTGGCTTTGCAGAACTCTCTGAAGATGAATACCAGTCAGCAAGGAAAGAAATTTCCGACACCGACCTATTCATCTACGATAGCCACGGCTGTCATAACTACAAGAATCTTTTATCCCGTATTGAATACATGGCTGTATCTCTAGGGTGTAAGGTTATTGTGCTTGATCACATCACAGCAGCAGTAATTGCTATGATGGACTCATACACTCAGGATAAATACGGCGGAGAAAGATTAGTCATTGACGATCTTATGAAGAGCCTTCGACAATTAGTCGAAAGAACAGGCGTTCATATAGATGTTATTTCTCAGTTGAGAAAGACTCAAGGTAGGCAGTATGAAGAGGGTGGACGCATTGGACTACAGGACCTAAGAGGTTCCGGTTCTCTAGCTTCTGTTCCTAATCTTGTTGTAGCCCTTGAGAGAGACAGACAATCTCCCGACCCTGAGACTGCCCACACTTCTGTTATTCGTGTATTGAAGAACAGGTTCACTGGCAATGTTGGAGTAGCTACGGCTCTTCGGTATGACCAGATGAGTGGGCGTATGTATGAGGTTGAGTTTGTAGTTGACCCCGATGGTAACATTACGTTTGGAGGTCCGCATGTCGAGACTGATATTTGATTTGGAGGCGAATGGTTTAAATGAATTGGTACTTGATCGTAAGGGAAACCCTCACACAGAAGCTGACCGTATCCATGTCATGGTTACGAAAGACATTGATACAGGTTCCGTTAATGTGTATAGAAAAGATAATATTATGGATGGTGTCCGCAGTCTATGTGACGCTGATGTCATCATTGGCCATAATATCGTGCTGTACGACATTCCTATTCTGGAGCGGTTTACTCACCGTATTCCAACTAAGAACTTCGATACGCTCATTATATCGAGGATGATGTTCCCCGATAAGAGTAGTCACCCCCTTGGAGGGAACTCTCTTAAGGCATGGGGTGAGTATCTTGGTGAATATAAATCCGACTATGCAGATGGTTGGGAGGAATGGAGCCAAGAGATGGAAGACTACTGTATTCAAGATGTCCACGTATCCGAAAAGATATTTAGATATCAACAAGAGTTTCTCCAGAAGAATGAAAAGCCTATCCGTCTTGAGCATATGGTCACTAAGATTATTGCCCATCAGATTGAGAATGGATTTGGATTTGACTTATCCTCTGCCCAAGATCTTGAGCAACGGCTCATGTATGAGAAGGCTAGTGTTGAGGATAGTATGAGGGGAATCTTTCCCGATAAAGTCCATGTTCGTATCTCC